AAGAAAAGGTAAAGCGTTAGAATTAAAATATCTTAAATGTAATTACTTAGGTAATAAAAAACCAGAAATAGAGTTGAAAAATTAACTTATAAAAACGTAAATGTAGCAATGTGCTATAACGGTTGCGTATATGGGAGGTACGCCGCCCCAAAATATAAACTGAAAAACTGAACGTCTAGCGTATCTCTTATATACGCTGTTAGGGATATACCACGAATTATTAATCAAATTTTAAATTATGAAAACATTAAAAAATTGGAAAAAATCAAATTTAGATATGGATAAATATCTAAACGAACCTTGTGAAATAGATGAAGCATTATATCTTAATATTTTAGAATGTGTGCCAACTCATTATTCAAGTGAATATGCCCAGCAGGGCGGTGACGCTTGTGATTCTTTTGAAAATCATAAAGGCAAAAAAGTGTTCACATATATGACTGTAAATAGTATTAATGGTAAATTTTTCTATTTAGGAATTTTACCTGAATTTAAGGGCTAACATAGGCGGTTATCCCTAACGGCCGCAGCTACAATTTCGGCGTGGTCAAACACAGACAATTCCTCGGATTTGCCGAATGATTGAAGCACAAAAATATAATCAAATTAATCACCAATAAAACGCTGAAATGTAGCTGTTGTTATGAGTAGGCTAGATATCCACAATAATTATGAATACAACTGCAACATCCGAACAATTAAGAAGAGCAAAAGAAGATTTCTTAAAAAGAGCTGAGCCTTTTATGAATGAATTGGCAAAATTAGCTCAATTAAAAAAGCCTATTTTACAATATGATTTGACAACTAATTTTTACTCCTTTGAATTTGAAAAAGACACCGAAGGAGAAGAAAATTTAAAAAAGATAATAAGCGATATTAGAGATGATATTTCGGCAAATTTAGATATGTATTAAGTTGCTAAATAGCTTACTCATAACGTTTGTCGCTTGTTTTTCGGCTTGAAAAAACACAAAACCATATTTACCTAATAACAAATACTAAAAAATACAGACCATGAAAACAGAAATCACAAATAAAAAAGCTGAAAAGCAAGCGGTTGTTAGCCGTTCGGTTACGGAATATGATTATGGTTATACTGATGAATATAAATGGGAGGGCAGTTTTTCTGCACCAAACAAAACAGCTTATAAAAACGCATTAAAACTAAGTAATGAAGATAGGTTGAAATTTGAAAAATTAAACAATCTTATTGGCTTTGAAGTTGATTTTGTAATAGGTAAAAAATCTTACAAAGCTACAATCGTTGCTGTATCTATTCCTGATGATAAAGTAACTGTTTATCCAACAGGAGAAATAAATCCTTATTCTAAAAAAGAACATGCATATACTTATAGCAGTTATCCATATTCTTTTCATTTAGGAATTGATTCAAGAATGGGTTTTTGGACTCGTAAAATTGAAAATATTGATTTATCAAATGCGAAAAATGTAGGTGTTTTTTTTGAAAATGATGAAAAAACTCTTAATTTTTTTAAATGTAAAGATTTAGAGAGTGTTCCAAATAATTTAAAATAAGAACATGGAAAGTTCAAAAGAAATCGCATGGTCTGAACGTGAAAAATATGGATGTTTAGGGAAATATATTGTAAACAAAGATATTTATCAAGACATACCTAAATCTTGGAATCAAAAACCAAAATTATTGTTTAAAAAAGGAACTATTATAGAAGTTGTAGTTTATAAATATAGAGATATGCCTGAAGAACAATTTCACACTAAAAGTTGGTGGTTTAAAAGAAATCAGATTACTCCATTTGTTTAACTGACGGCTAACGTTGAGCATTGTCGCTGTTATTGAAAGGACAAAACAATGCTTCGATTAAACACAAATTATAACAAATACAAACTGAATTATAAATCAAAAAACAATGCAATAATAGCTACAATGCATTGTTATAACTCGTTATTTTTATGGAACTATATTTTAAAAACTCAGAAGGACAATTACAAGAAACTAATTTAAGACAAATTTTATCCAACGCTTTGAAAACTGCAAACTTTGAAATGGATAATGGAAGTTTTGATGGCGAAAATCATAAATGGATTGGAGTTGTTCAGAAAAGCAAAAATAAAACTCAGGTCGTTACAAACATCACATTCTTAGATGATGGAAATACGATTACTGGATTACACGTTTATGAAACTCCGATTATAAAAGTTGTCGATGAAGAGAATAGTCGTCAGGTGGTATAATGAGTTATAACGTTTCGTGGCTTGACGCAGGTGGGGGAAATAAGCCCCAAACATTAAATTATAAACTATTAATCCAAGTACAAAATGAATAATGAATTAAAGACCGATGCCCACTTGCTTCAAACCACTGTTATAGGCAGTACGGTTTATTTAATGGATTGTGTGGCATTAATGAAGCAATACCCCGATAACTATTTTGATTTAGCAGTAGTTGACCCGCCTTACGGAATTAATGCTGACGTTAAAAATAGTACAGATAAAAAACAAAGTAAAAAAAGCGCTTCCAAATCAAAAAAATACGGAGAGCAAAAATGGGATGCCGATGTACCGACCAAAGAATATTTTGATGAATTATTTAGAGTATCTAAACAACAAATAATTTGGGGTTTAAATTATTACCCATTTGACTTTTTATCTGGAGGCAGAATTTATTGGGACAAATGTGTCACAATGCCAACTTATAGCGATGGCGAACTTGCTTACTGTTCTTTATTAAACAGCATTAAATCGGTTAAAATTGCCTGGCACGGAATGATACAACACGATATGAAAGACAAAGAAAAAAGAATACACCCAACGCAAAAACCTGTAAAGCTATATGACTGGATATTTAAAAACTTTGCAAAAGAAGGCGATAAAATACTTGATACACATTTAGGATCAGGAAGTAGTAGAATATCGGCTGATAAAGCAAAATTAGATTTTACTGCTTCAGAACTTGATCCTACATATTTTGAAAATCAAGAAAAAAGATTTGTCGATTATAAAAATCAACTCACGTTATGGTAATCGTAGTATTGCCTATAACTACTATATGTGCTAAAAATGTGTGAACATCAATAAACTTAATACTTAATACCATGAATATTCCTAAGTACCTTGAATTGTATCGGAAAGAGTTAACTCTAAAAAATTATGCTGAGAATACTATTAAAAACTATTCAGCACAAGTAGATTTATTTTTACGAAACCAAGAACAATTTACTGAGCCTTCAAAAATAAATGAAACAGCTATAAAAAATTGGTTATTACAATTCAAGACAAGGAACTCAATGGCTCATAGTATTTCGGCTTTGAAATTATTTTATGAAATGGTTGTAAAGCAACCTATGAAGTTTAAATATATAAAATATCCTAGGTCGGAAAAAAAGTTACCTAAAATAATTGAGAAGGAGTTTCTATTATCGCAATTGGATAAAATAACCAATACCAAACATAAAGCGTTGCTCACAATGACTTATTCAACAGGAATGAGAGTATCTGAGGTAATTAATCTTTTGATAGCTGATATTGACAGCAAACGCATGATAATTTTTATTAGAAATTCAAAAGGCAATAAAGACAGAATTGTTCCGTTAAGTCAAAAAGTTTTGGAACTTCTTAGGATTTATTTTACTGAATACCAACCAAAAGAATATTTATTTAATGGACAGTTTTCAAATCAATATAGCGAAACTAGCTGTAACCAATTAGTAAAGAAATATATTGGAAAAGAATATCATATGCATATTCTTAGACATTCAAACGCAACGGCTTTATTAGAAGCTGGAACTGATCTTAGATACATTCAACAGCACCTAGGTCATGCCAATGTAAAAACTACTGAAATTTATTGTCATGTTTCAACAGCTTCTTTATCTAAACTAAATTTACCAGTATAATAATTAAAACAATATAAATATCATGAAAACAATAGCAGTAGTAACACCAAATTCACGTGATTTCAAGATTCACGTACTTTCAGCAAAAGCAACACAAAACGATGCTAATTTCATTCAAGTAACTAACCTTAATTCTGTCTATGGATTAAGAGTAAATGAAGTAATTTCTATTACTAACAGCGTTAAAATGCCAAATCTTAAATTTATACTAGAAGAACTTAAAAAACGTGTTGTATAATGGAAACAGAAACAAAAGCAAAGGATTATTCAATCCAGCAAATTGTAAATCATATTGGTCAATACATTCAAAAAAACAAAACAAAAGATGTTGTTCCGGCAAGTAAAGCAATTGGATAAGTTGAAATTGACAATATTTTATATCAAATACAAGTTGTATTGGTGCCTAATAAATCCAAATGGATTAATGAAAACGGAGTTATCAGAACCTTTAAAAAACCAAAGTCATGGATAAAACGAAAAATTTCAAGTCTATTCAAATTCACAACGGATGCAGAAATCCAAAAATGAAAATAGTTCATTCGGTTAAAAAAATAACATTGTGCCAACAAATACAAAAAGAAGCTTTAATAAATATTCAAGAGTTAATTGATTTAAATTTGTCTTTAATGGATGCTGAATCGCTTAAAGCTAGTTTGTATGGAAAAGAGTATTTAAACACATTGGAATATGCTCAGATTAAACTTCATATCGAAGTAAATGATATTAGAATTAAATTTCATAAATCTTTTTTAAATTTATTCATTAAATTAGCAACTAAATTAAAACTTATATGAGCAAAGGAAATTACACGCCAAATTACGCAAAGGATTGTGGTAAATTAGCAAAGGAAATACGAAATAGTAGTGCAAAGAATAAAGAGTATAAAACCAAAGTAGAGCCTAAAAAAGAATAAAAAAATTTATATATTTGCAAAACGCATAAGTAGTTTAATGGTAAAACAATGGTCTCCAAAACCATAGTTAGAGGTTCGAATCCTTTCTTTTGCGCAACTATAGCGAAAGCAGACTTTAGAGAAGGAAACAGTAATTAAAAAATGTTTCCATGTAAAACCACTCATATTTGAGTGGTTTTTTTATGTTTTGTTGCTAAAATAAATTAGATTCATTCTAAATAACAAAAAATAACTATATTTGTATCTAATAAATCAACAATTTAAACTTAAATTTTTATGGCAGTAACAGCAGAACAGATTAAGGCACGACTTAAGGTTAAATATCCTAAGGCGAACTTATCGCAAAAAAGGTTAGACGAATTATCGGCTAAACTTGCGCCAAAGCCTATTGATGGGGCTACAGAAGAGGAAATTGATGCAGTTTTAGAAATTGCAAATGACTTTAATCCTTTTGAGGAAATCGCTAGAACAGATGACCGAATGAGAACATTGGAGGCTAATCAAAAACCAAAACCAACTGACCCACCAGCACCCGCACCACAAAACCCGCCAACTCCACCAGCTCCAGCACCAGACGATGCTCCAGCATGGGCAAAGGCTTTAATTAAGCAGAATGAAACAATTGCTGCTGAATTAGAAGCATTAAAAACAGGGAAAGTTATCGAAACAAAACGATCGGCTGCAACACAGGCATTTGAAAAATCTGAAATACTTAAAGCCTTAAAAGAAGATGTTAGGCCAAATTGGATAAACAGAATTAATGTAGAATCTGAAACTTCTATTGAAGATCAAATCACAGCATTAGAAACTGAATATACAACAATGGCACAATCATTTGCGGATTCAATTGGTTATTCTGGGCCAACTCCTGCTGCAGGAAGTTCAGCATTAAAAGTAGATGAAAAAATGGTTGAGGACATCGTAAATCAAATGTAATATTAATTATTAAAAACAAAAAAAGATGCCAACAGCAAATTTAAGCAACGATGCTACACAAGTTGACACTACCTTTGATTCAATCATCATTAAAAAACTTTTGATTGATATCCCTGGAGGTAAAACTTTAGATGTTACAGGCGTTACAGATGAAGTCCTAAAAGCAGGACGAGTAATCATTGAAGAAACAGCCACAGGAATATTAAAACCTTTAAAAATTTCAGCGGGTGCTTATGAAGCATTGCCAGCTAGTCATACTTATAAAGGTATTTTGATTGCAACAATCTTATTAAAAAGACCTTTTGCGTCTGTTTTATTATCGGGTGATGTAAACAAACAAGCAATTATAGAGTACGGTTTGCCAGCTGTTCCTGCTGGAGCTATAACCGCTCTTACTCATATTTTATTCACAAAAGACTAATTAAAGTCGTTAAAAAACACTAAAAAGAAATGGAAAAATCATTATTTCCTCAGTGGGTTGATAAGTACTTTAAGTCCTTTGCCCTTAAAATTGTAGAAACTGTTAATGGAACTAAAACACCATTGACATATTTACATAAAACCATGCTTAGAAAAACCTTTTCGACTACGTTGAAATGGGGATCTGTTTCTAATAATGGCGCAATTGTTAGAGCTGATATTGTTGCATTGGATTCAAGTCTGCCTTTAAAAAGAAGAGATTCTATACAAGTAGCAAACGGTGATATTCCTAAATTAGGAATGAAAATGTATCTTAACGAAACAACTATGAGTGAATTAAGAACTTTGCTCGCTATTGGCGGTAAAGAATCTGAAGTTCTTAGAAGTTTATTTTCAGATATGAAAAAATGCGTTAATGGTGTTTACGAAACATTAGAATTTATGTTTTTGGAAGCATTATCAACAGGATTCACGGTAATTACTGGAGATGATTCAACAGGAGTAGGTGTTAGGATTGATTTTGGTCATCCTGATGCTAATAAATTTGGAGTTGGCTTACCTTGGACAGATGCAAACGCAACACCTATTGATGATATCAATCATGTTATTGCAAAAGCAAAAGTAAATGGTGATAAAATTTCATATTTGTTTATGGATTTAAACACTTGGAATTTATTCAAAGCTAATACACAAGTTAAGCAGGAATTCGCTTTTTCACTTGGTTTTGTAGGTACTCAAATTCCAACAGTTCCAAACGTAGCTAAAGCAAATGAATTTTTAAAACCTAATTACGGAGTTGAAATTACAATTATTGACAGACAAATGTTAGTTGAGCAAAACGGTAAACGTGCTGTTACAACTCCATGGGCTGCTAATGTTGTTTGTTTCTTGACTGATTTAAACGTTGGTACTTTGACTTATGGTTCGTTAGCTGAAGAAGCATTTCCGGTTAAACAAGTAGATTACCAAAAAGTAGATGATTTAATTTTATTATCTAAATATGGAACAAATGATCCTGTTCGTGAATTTACTTCTTCTCAGGCTTTAGCTTTACCAGTACTTGACAATGTAACTTCAATCTATTTGATGGATGTTTCAGATGCTGATACAAGTACACAAATTGAGGGTAATGCAAATTGGACATACAAAGGAATTGACTATACTAAAGCAAGCGCAATTACAGGATTGAATGCAGCTTCACCAGGTCAAACATTGACTACATCATCTACTGATGCAGCTATCACAAAAGCAGTTAACAAGCTTAATGATGAGCAAATTTTGATATTTGAAGGTCAATTAGTATTAGGAGCATAATATGTATAGTCCTGAAAGCATACAGTCGCTAGTAGATAGAATTGGATTCGCAGAACCAATTAATTCTGATTTTGCAATAACGATATCTGGGGAGGTGATATTATCAAACTCAGGCAGGTACGTGAATTCATTCCATCAACTAGCGACAGTTGAAAATCTATATTCGGCCGTTAGTCAAATTAACATGGCCGAATTAGATTTCAATAAATATTTGCAAGGGATAAAAAAACAAGCGGTAATTGAGGTTTTGACTGAAATAATAGATCAGGATTCAAGGTCAATTTCAACAACTGATTATTCAGATATCATAATTTCAAATCCATATATTTTTGATAATGCAATTGGTTACACAATTGCAGTTAAATGTTTAGAATTGTTTGTTTCATCAGTAAGGAAAAATCTTGTTGAAAGAAACGCAAAACTAGCAGTCAATAATTTAAAAATGGAATTGGAAGGCGTGAAAACTGATGCAGGTATTTTGGTTGCTTCTGGAATAAAAAGAGAACGTTACTACGCTATTAAAAAAGCTAAAGAAGTTCTATTTCCTTTCTTGATTCCAATTAACGGAAATAAAGCGTGGTAATATGAATTATACAATCGATAAACCAGTTGGAATTGATACAGAAATTCAATACTCACAAGGTGTTTTGTTTGATAATTTAAAAACAAAATGGAAAACCGAGGGAATTAATCCAGATTCAACATTAGATGTTTTTGGCAGAATTAGAAAGAATCCAATTGTTACAGGTTTTTATCCGGAAGCTTATATTGGTGATGGAGAGTATAGAGATTTGTATTTGAATGATGAAGTAAATGCAACCATTTGTTTTATTGAATCTGACAAAGACCATACTATTGATGATTTAGGACAATTTTATTTTGCAGAAGGTAAGTTTGTGTTTATGGTTAACTTAAAAAAATGTTATCAAACAATTAATCATCGTGCCGATTCAGAAGCTCAAATTGATGCCATTAGTCAATTGAAAAAAAACAAGATGTTTACTATCGATGGAATTCAAAAAGGATTACCTAATATTTTTAAAGGTTTTAATATTGAAAAAATAACCACCGATGATATGCATCCATTTCATATTTTCGCTATAACCGGAACTATGAAATACAAATTAAATAATTGTTAATTAAATAAAAATAGAACATATGAGTATTTATGTACAATGCAAAGGTAAAAATCAAGACAAAAAAAATACAGGAGCAAAAGACCAATGTATTGAGGGTCTAATGATTCGTACTGCCGTTGCTGTTCCAGGTTTTAAATTTGATTCCAAAGATGATGCTTTGGATTTAGATAAATGGAATGAAGCCGTTGCAGCAAAACAACTTTTTCCGCTTTATGATGCAGAAGAAGTTACAACAGCAAATACCGAGCCTACATATTTTGAAGGTAGAAGCCGTCAATATTTGACTGCTGAAGGTAAAAAAATTACAACTTTCACAAGTATTCTTGGATTATGCAGTCATTCTGCATTAAAATCTTTTGGAAATACTGAATTGAAATTGTTTGAATTCACAGAAGATGGAGCTATCAAAGGTGTAAATACTGATGATGGAGGTGTTACAGGTCAATCAGTAACTTTAACCGTTGGAAAACGTTTAGATGCTACTGCTGACAGACCACCAAGCACATTAGTAACTATCAATTATTTAGATTCTGATGAATTTGAAGATGATGGTTTTGTTGGCCGTCCTACATGGAGAGCGGCAGATTTATATGGTATTTTTGATGCTACTTTAACTCAAGTTTCAGCTTCTGCAACGGTTATTAGATTAACTGTTGGTGTTGGGTGTGCTGGAACTGATGAATTAATTGAAACTTTAGTTCTTGCTGACTTTGTAGTTAAAAATGCTTCAGGTGTAAATCAAATTGTGACATTCACAGCTCCAGATGCTAATGGTGTTTATACACTTACAGGAACTGCATTTGCTAGTGGATTTACAGTTGAATTAGTTGGAGTTGTAACCGTTGGCGATATGTCATATGAAAGTCCAGAACCATTAGTAATTGTTGTTACATAATGAGTAAGATTTATGGCGGTAAAATAGAATTCCCAAACGACTTTAATATGTCGTTTGGGGAATTCAAGGAAGCCTTTGCCGATAATTGGGTTTTCCTAGCCATACCACCAGAAAAAAGGCAAGAAGAATTTAAAAAAGCTTACAAAATAGCAACATCAAACAATGGCCAATTTCAACACTCAATTAAAGAAAGCGAAGAAACTGACTCCTACTAAGCTGAGTGATGATTTGTTTAAATTTATAAGGAGTATTGAAGAAGAATTTTTAGATTTAAATAAAGATCAAATTCAAAACGATAGCAAAGATATTTTTGGAAACGCAATTGGATTTTATTCAAAAGCTACTGAAATACTATCTGGAGGTAATAAAAAAGCAGGAGAGCCGTTTTCGGGAGTTGATACCGGAGATTGGTTTAAATGTTTTTATATGCAGATTGTTTCAGGTGTTATAAGATTCAGTTCAAAAGACCCAAAAAACAATTTAATCTTAAGTAGTGAAGATTGGCTTTCTGATCAATTATTCGGGTTATCTGATGAAAATTTAAAAAAGGTAATAACTGAAAAGCTATTACCTTTTTTTATAGAAAATATACGTAACCAATTAGATATATAATGTTTTTATACAACTATCTCGATTTATTACCCTATAAAACTTTCCTTAAAATCGCTTCAACAGGTGATTTTTCTTTATTGTCAGATACTGAAACAAATCCAGAAATATTGGTTCCGATTTGGGAAAAACTTTTCAAAGAACATTTAGAATATGAAAGTACTCCAGAATCAAAAAAAGAATTCATAATTACAATTGATGTAGAATCGTTGGAAACTGAATATAAATTTGTTTTAGGATCTTGTGATTGTTTGGAGTTCGCAATGGATGATGAATTGATTGAAATATTACGTGGTAAACGTTATAAATTAAGAACAGATAACACCGAAAACTACTACTATGACCTTTCAATGATAAAACGCTTCGCAAAAGGGCTTAAAATAAAGATTAATTCTTTAAGGTCGCAATTACCAAAAGATGAAGAAAATGAAGAATCACATTCAGTACAACACGAAAAACTGACTATTGATGATGTTATGGCTGGTTATACAATGATACTTGGATATGATTTTGATTACAATACAGTTACTTATACCAAATTCAAAGCGATAAAAAGACAGGTTAATTTAAAAATTAAGTCTATTTCAGAACAAAATAATCCTAAAAAATAGTTGACATGGAAGAATATAAAATATTAGTAAAAAATTGTATAGAAGCTAATAACAAACTTATTGAGGTTTTAAAAACTTTTAACAACCCTAAAACATAAACCGAAATGGCAAACGATGGAGTTATTACCCAAAAAGATATTATTGAAGATAAAGCATTGACTATTGGTACCCAATATGCGGATAATATGAAAGTGGCTATTGCAGCCAATAAAGATTTTGCTGATTCATTAAAAGTGATGAATAAATTAGCAAATGAATTCAAAGGTATAAAATCACAATCTGATTATGTAAGTTTAATACAACAACAACAATTAGAAACTAAAAAATCAATTGATGCAATAAAACTTAAAGAATCGGCCGTTCTTTCTTTGGATAAAATTGAAAAATCAACTATTGAAACCCAAAAAAAGAAACTTGATTTAGAATCAAAACAAGCATCTGTAAAAAAATCAAATACAAAACTTACAGTTGAAGAAAGAGTTCAAAATGAAATAAACAATCGTGTTTTAAAAGAAGAAGCTCGTGAAAGATTAGGTTTGGTTGGCGCTTATACAAAATTGAATAAGTCAAGAACTGATGCTAAAAAGGTTCTTCTTGATTTATTAGCTGCTGAAACAAAAGATATTGCCGCAATTAAAGAAGCGACAAAAACATTTGATGCTTTAGATAAAAGAGTTCGTCATGCTGATCAGGCCGTTGGTGATTTTCATAAATCAGTTGGTAATTATCCAAAGTTAAATGCTTTTACAAATGGAATCAAAAATTTAATTGGAGCACTTGGATTTGTTGGAGGTATTCAAGCTTTTGCAGCAGTATTGGCAGGTGCTTATAAAACAATAAAAGAATTTGAACAATCATTAGCAGATTTAAGTTCTATTACAGGAGCTACCGGTAAAGATTTAGATTTTCTTAAAAATTCAGCTATTGATTTAGGTCAAAGAGTTGGAGGCGGTGCAAAAGCAGTTGTGGAAGCTTATAAATTAATTGCAAGCGCAAAACCAGAATTACTTTCAAATGTAAAAGCATTGAATCAGGTAACAGAAGCAGCAATTACTTTATCACAAGCAGCAGGAATGGAATTGCCCGAAGCGGCAACTGCTTTGACAGATGCATTAAATCAATTTGGAGCAGGAGCAGAAGAAGCGCAATCCTTTATTGATGCGTTGGCTAATGGTGCTAAATTTGGTTCTGCTGAAATTCCACAACTAACAGAAGCATTATTGAGATTTGGAGCTGTTGCACGTAGTTCAAATATTAATATAAAAGAAAGTGCTGCATTAGTTGAATTGCTTGCTGAAAATGGATTAAAAGGTGCTGATGCTGGAACCGCTTTAAGGAATATACTTTTAAAAATTTCCGCACCTGATGCATTGCCAAAAAATGCACGTGCTGAATTAGAAAGATTAGGTATTTCAATGGAAATGTTGAAAGATAAAACTATTCCTGTTGCTGATAAACTTGCTCAATTAAAACCATTATTAAAAGATAATGCATCTATAGTTAAGATTTTTGGACTTGAAAACGCAACTGCGGCAATTAATGTACTTTCTCATAATGATAGATTAAAAGAATTAATTGGTCAAATGGGAGAGGTTGGAACAGCCGAAGAACAAGCGGCGGTTAGAATGAATACTTTAACTGGAAAAACAGAACTTTTAAAAAGCACTTATGATAGTTTGGTACTTTCTATTGGAAAGGGTTCTGGTGCTATTTCAGAATTTTTTAAATTTTGGGTTGATGGTGCTGAAAGTGCGTTAAAAGGATTGATTCGATTAAATACTTCATGGGATGAATTATTTACAAAAGCTAAACAAGCAGGAACTGCCGAGGGAGCAAAAACATTTGAACAACAATTTAATTTTGCTATGTCGTTTGGTTCAAAAGATGTAGAAGGACAAATTGAAGCAATTAGAAAAGCCGCATTTAATCAAAGAAAAGTTTTATATGAAGAATTTTTAAAAAACCAAAAAGCTTTAAAAGATTTTAATCCATTCGCTATAAACATAACCGGTCCAAGCGGAAAAGATTTAAAGCTTCAAAAAGAGAAATTACTTAAAGCTATTGCACTCCAAGAAGAGGTAATTAAGCAGGCAGAAGCAAAAAAACTTTCTTTAAAAAAGAAAACAGACCCCACAGCAACCACAACAGGCGATACAGGACCAACTGAAAAAGAAACTAAAGATGCTTTGAAACGCGCCAAAGCATTAAACGATGCTCTTTATGAATTGGAACGCCAACGTTTAGAACGTTTAATTAAAATCAATGATGAAATTGCATCTGATGAAAAATTGAAAGATGATGTTCGTATTAAGGCGGTTGAAAATATAAATAAAAATGAAATTGCATTAGCTGAACTTACTAAAAAACACAAATTAGATGCTGATAAATTTGTTGTTAAAGGTGAAGAAATGAATGCAAATCAAAGATTGTTTATTGAACGTGAAGCAGCTGCCAAAATAGAAGATGTAAATAAAAAATCTCAAAAGGATATTGATAAAATTCGTGAATTTGATGAAGCATCATATCAAAAATCTTTAGATAAACGTGTTTCTCGAATTAATGAAAACATGAATAAAGAACTTGAATTGGAAAATACAAGATTCAAGGAATTAGGCGATTTAGAACAAACTAATCAAGAAGAGCGTGAAAAATTAACAGCGGCGCATGAAGAACGAATTTTTCAGATTAAAAAGAAAGCTGCATTAGCTTCTTTAAGAGCTCAAGCCGATACTCTGCAAGATGAATTAAACGCTTCTGATTTATTACCAGACAAAGAACGATTAACTGCTGAAAAAAGACTAGAGATTGTTGAAAAATTAAGTAAAGCAAAATCTGATATTTCTGAAAAAGAACTTGATGAATACGACAAGAGAAATGAAAAAATAGTAGATAAAGAATTAAGACTAGCTGAAGATATTAGAGATATCGCATCTGATTTATCAATGGCATTAGGAGATTTGGCAAATGCATTATTTGAAAGAAAAATTCAAAATATAGATGTAGAGATTGAAAAAAATAATGAGTTTTATGATAAGCAGATGGAGCTTGCAGGAGAAGATGAGGCTCAGAAAGCTCTTTTAGAAATAGAACGTGCAAAAAAAGAAGAAGAATTACAAAAGAAAAAACGTAAAGAACAAGAAAAACAAGCTAAATTTAATAAAGCTCTTGCAATTGCTCAAGCCGCATTAAATTTAGGTGTTGCAGTTACCGCTGCTCTTACAGTTGCACCTCCAGCTTCATTTGCTTTCGCCGCTCTTACTGCCGCCATTGCAGGTATTCAATTAGCGGCAGTTATTGCTACTCCAATACCTAAATATAAAATGGGTAGAAAAGGAGGTAAAAAAGAGATGGCTGTTGTTGGTGATGGTGGTGTATCTGAGGTTATCGAAAGAAAATCAGGAGAAATTGAAATCACGCCAAATAAAGATACTTTAGTTCAATTGATGCAAGGCGATAGCGTTTATAAATCTGTTGATGATTATACATCAAAACAACGAAAAAGAGTTGGTAAAGATGTAGAATTAGAAGCAAAAAAAATAAATGAATTCCAAAAATTAGTATTTATAAAAGATAAAAAAGACCCTGAATTTGTTCGTAAAATTGACCAACTTATAAAAGTTACAAAGCAAAACAAACCATCAAAATCAGAACAAAATAATGTAGATTTGTCACACGCATTATGGAAACTTAAAAATCAATTTTAATGGGAAGAGTTAACCAAGGATATAGCGATAGAATTAGATATATTCTGAGAAACATAAATTTCTCAGATAAAACTATTATTGAGCCGGAGGGATGGCGAACTGATAATATTGAACTTGAAAGAAGTAAAACATCACATGGCGTATTTCAACAGTTTTCAAATAGTCTTAAATTTGTTTTGGATGGTGCCGAACACATTAAATTAATTCGTGCTTTATATGGAATCGAAGCAGAAATAAAATTGATTCGTGAAGAACGTGACCCTGTTTCAGATATTTGGACACAAACATATTTTGGATTTTTGGATTTATCAACTTATGAAAATGAAGATGGAAAAGTTTCTGTAAAATTCAATTCAGGGGGGTTGGAACAGCTTTTAAAATCAAGAGATTCAGAGCAAGTAGAAATAGATAGGATAACGACAATTGACCGTTATCCTATTGATGATTTAATACCAATAGAAGTTGGCGTTGATGGACGTGAAATTTTTCTAAAAAGTGATTATAAAGTACAGCCTGATGAAAATAGTGTAGAGTTAAACGATAATACAGGTGCTGGTAATACAAGAGGTTCTACTGTTGGCGTACCTTTAAATTTAATTAGTAAATCACATGAAAATGCGCAATCTGTTTTACCTGGAGGAAATACAGGAGATAATAATTGGGATAGAAATGCAAATGGTGAAGTAAGTAATTTATTTTTTGCTAATTCTGATTCAATAAGAGTATTACATATTAAATTCAGGATTGATTTTACTGTTGATATTACTGTAATGGATGATGTTGATAATTTTCAGTTTTGGTTAAGAATGGCCCATTATGAAAATAGTACTGAATACACTTTAAAATCAAATGATTTTTTATTCACCAAAAATAATTATTCAGACTTAGACAATAAAAGATTTTCAATTACTTATGATAAAGTTGTTACAGTTGAAAAAGGTGATTCTTTAAGTTTATGTTTTGACCAAAATTATGATGGTGATGCACTTCATTCATCAAGATTAACAATCGCTGTAAAAGATATTGTTTGTGATAATTTTACAATAGAAGAAGATTCGTTTTTTGATAAAAGTATTTCTAAATCAGTATTGATTTATGAAATGTTTGATAGATTAATCACAATATGTACAAATCAAAAAAATTCACTTAGAAGCAGTTTATTTGGCCGTACTGATTTAGGTTATGATGTTGATGGAAAATGGTCTTTAATTGGTTTTAGTCATGGTTTTTGGATACGTGGTTTTGATAAATTACCTATACCTAGCGAAAACCCAAAAATTGAAAATCTTTTTAAACCATTAACCACATCATTTAAAGAGGTTTTTGAATCAACGCACAGCGCAATTAATATCGGATTTGGTATTGAAAAAGAGGGCAATAAAGATGTTGTTGTAATTGAAGAGTTGTCTCATTTTTACAATAGAAATGTTTTGATAAGGCTGCCAAATCAGATAAAAAAAGTAAAACGATCAGAAGCGGCAGATTATTATTATTCATCATTGGAATTTGGATATGAAAAAGGCGGTGATTATCAGGAAGCAATGGGACTTGACGAACCTAATACAAAATCAAAATTTACAACTGTCATCAGTAGATTGAAAAATGTATTTACTAAAGTTTCTAAAATTCGTGCTGATGCATATGGATTTGAATTTGCTAGAAGAAAACCAGTTTCATTAAATAATACTGAAGATACTCCGTATGATAATGATATTTGGTTTCAAGATTTAAAAAGAGGTTTGAATAATGTATTTTTACAGCGTAAATGGCAAGATGATTTTGTAAAAGCTCCAACAGGCATTTTTAGTCCTAATACTGCTTTTAATTTAAGATTTTCACCTTTCAATATATTATTACGCCATGGTTGGTATTTTGGATCTGGATTCACGAAATATCTTAGTGATTTTGTAAGTTATGCAAGTTCAGTTGCTAATTCAAAAATGAAAACACAGTTAATAGGTAATCCAGAATATGCAGAAGATGGAATAATTCAAAATTCAGAATTAGAAAGATCTAGATTTGTTTGTGAAGAAATAGAGTTTGACCACATTTGTGATTACGGAGTTATGCAGCAAATTAATGGAAGTACTGAAATACAAGGTAAAAAAATAAAAAACATGTATGGATTAGTAGAATTCATTAATGAGGACGGCGAAATAGAAAGAGGTTTTATATTAAGTATTAAGCCGATGGCTGAGGGAAAATTTAAAGTGATAAAATTTAATAATTAAAGATATGGCATATTCAAAAGTAACAATTGTATTTAATCAAGCACCGGCTTCTGGGCATTATATTTATATAAAAGAAATTTCAAAGAATATCAATATCATTGAAATGTTCAAAGAGCAAAGACTAGCTCCTAGTCAAGCTGTACTACCTATGTTTCAATTAGCTGATGAAACTAATCCAGATAGGTATATAGGTTACGCTTCTGAAAATTATAAAAATGCCTTTAATTTAGATTATAACTCCACTAATTTATTTACGATTACCTCTATTAATGGTCCGATACATACAGGAACAGGAACAGTCATTATAGAATCTAATTATTCTGGAGCTAATTTTTCTTTAATGCATAATGATGTTTATGCAGCTGTTGTTACTATCACCAATGAAACAGCTATTCCTGAGATTAAGATTTTAAATACAGATTTTTCAAATGCAACTACAAATCAATGCCAGAATGTAAAAGTAAATATTGAAACTACTATTTTAGCAACAAAAATTTTAAGTCCAATTGTTGTAAATCCAAATACTGATAATCCTTTTTCATTTGATTGGTTACGTGGTCAAACAATAAATATAATTGTTGAAGATTCAAACGGTAAACGAGATAATAAATCAGTTACAACTCCAAGTGTTTTAACTGCTGAAAATTTTACTATCACATCTACAAATAGTCCTAATGGTGGAACTGCTATAATTGTACCTATTGGATTATCAGGACTTGAATTAGAATATTCTTTAGATAATATTGATTGGCAATCTGAAAATGTTTTTTCGGGTTTAGAAATCGGTGATTATACGGTTTATATTCGTGATAATTTTGGATGCTCAACTTCAAAATCTTTCGCTATTGACCAATTTAATATTACGGAACCATATTTTTATATTTCAAAAGCTAATTCTTTAAGATTTGCCGAGCGTGTTGATTGGGATGATATTACGGTTTTTAAAACAGATGAAAATACTTTGAGTTGTGAAAGTGATGTTCCATTGCCTTACCAAGAAATTCAGGACTTTAAAACAGAAGATGTTATTACAACTCAATTTAAATCAAATTATAGTAAAAACACAGTAAAGGTTATTGTTGATGGATATATTCCAACACCAATACCAGATAAATCAAATGATTTATTATACAGCGAAGATTTTAGCAACTCTATTTGGATTAAAAATTTACTTAATTTTAGCGCAAAAAAAGTCATTCCTACATCAGTTTCTGGATATCATAATATAATACAATCAATAGATAAAGGTGATCAATCTGGAGATTATACGTTATCTATGTATGCAAAACCTGATGAATTAAATAAAATTTCTTTTACTATTCAAAATCCAGAAGAAAGCGCACAAGTATTGACAGGTTTTGATTTTTCTACTCTTAGTTTTTTTGGAGATTATGGATTTGGAGGTTTTACTTTTATAAGTTCAGCTTACACCGCTGAAGATGATGGATATTACAGAATATCTATGAAAGTTAATTTAAGTACAATTGAAAACATAGAGATAAAATTATCTACTCACAGCAATAGTGGTAGTTCTAATTTTACAGGAAATAATGTTGATGGATTGTTTATTGATAAAGTTCAATTCCAAAAAGGTGATTTAACTGATTACGTGCCTACTTTAAATGAGCCTGTTGTAGAGGAAGGTTCAGATGGATATCCAGAAATTCCTATTTATAAAAAAAGCAACAACATAGGAATTAAAGACAAACGACAAGCAATAAAATATGATTTAGGAAATTCAAAAACAGGGATTTATTTTAGTGCTGGGAATACTTATGATTTCGATACAAATGTTATAAATGGAAGTTATGTTTTAAATGGCGGAGTTCCAGAATGGGGTCGAATTGGAAATTATTTATTAATAGATAGTGCTTGGTTTGAAATCGAACAAATCATTTATGATGAAGCCAAAACAGCTGATGTTCTTGTAATATCAAATGTTTATACAGGTATTGATGCATCTATTATTGTTGGATCTATTTATAATCGTGATAATTTTGAAGTTTATGAATTCATTGTTAATATGGTTGATTATGAAGATAATCTTTTTAGAGTTAGGATAAATGCTGAAAACGATTTGTTTCCTGATGTTGAATATTTGAGTGAGGAAATAAATGTTTCTAATAATGTTGAAGATTTACTTGAAATACGTTATAAAAATACAAGTAATACTGATATAAATTATTCAACAGGAATAGAACATTTAATTAGGGTTCCATTCAATAAAATTACAGGCCAATATGATGAAGAAAGTGAAACTTATAAAACAGATACTACATCAAAATTATTGAGTGCTGATTTGTATGAAGTTGATGAATTCGTTTTAGAGCCAAATACGAAAGAAATTTGGCGAAAGATAAATATTGCCCTTACTCACGAAATTGTTATTATTAACGGTGTTTCCTATGTAAAAAATGCAAGTTTTAATACTGAACCACTTGGAGAAACAAATCTTTATGTTCTGAGTGCTGCAATGGTTAAAACAGGAAACGTTTACAATATATCATCAAATGATACTTTTGAATATTCTGATGAAGGAGTTGAAATTCCTAATTTGATTGAAACAGAAGAAGGATTTGTTGAATATTAATGTATATTTGTGATCTCACATAACCAAATACATAAAAACCAAGACCGATTAAAATTAATCCAACCATAAACACAAAATTAAAGTAAAAATTGATTCGAAAACTTGAATTTCCTAATTTAGAATCATTCTAATTTATTTCATTACATTTGTAAAACTAAAACATAAGACAATGAGTTGGCAAACAGATATTACACAAGCAGTAGCAAACTTAACAAATAGGTTAAACCAAATAACCACATCGGCCAGAAAGATATTTGAATTAGATTGGCAAAATATTTTAAATCCAGCATCTAAAATTCATGTTTCAAATCCAGAAAATGAATCTGAATTTATTACGGTTCAGCAAATACTTGATGCAGCATTATCTTATAGGCAAAATCAACTTATTGAAGCAACTATATCGGTATTAGGTAATGATGTAACCGTTGATGCTGGAGCCGACTGGATAATTAATAATATAAACCACGAATTAGCTTCTGACTTTACTGAAACAGTTGATTATGCTGAAACAGGATATACAAGAAATGACATTTTAGTTGGTGATGAATCAAATTTAATTTATCGTATTGTTGGGCCAGAAACAGAGGGGATTTCACCAACTCCAAATACTCCATTAAATACTGTTTTGGTTACAGTAATTAATGTTACTGATTCAACTATTGGATATGTACCTCCTGTTGTTTTAGATATTACAACAGATGATGTTCTTAATAATAGTGATGTAGATGGAGCAACGGCTACAGATGCTTTTAATTCATTAGATACAGCTTTAGAAAACGTTTATAACACACGGGTTAAAGTAGAATATCCTGATATATTCACTTTCAGACCTTTTACTATTTACGAAAAAAACAGCAGATATTATACTGATTTTAAAGTATCATCATTAGTATCTGATAAAATCAGTAAAATGTTACCTTATTACGTAAATTTCGCAAGCGGCAACAACACTAACGATGGTAAAACACCAGCAACAGCGTTTAAAACAATCTCTTACGCTTATGGTATTGGAGCAAGATTGATATACCTTTCAAAAGGAGTTCATTTAAGTAGTTGGGGGTCTTTAAACCCATCTTATACTAATATAGATGATTTTTTTGTAATAGGTGCATCTGATGGAGTTTCTATAGTAACAAATGCACCTGCAGCATTTCCAACTTTCTCACTGGTTTCAGGTACGGCTTATTCAGCAACTGTTATAAGTAATACCTTGGCTGTAGATTTAAAATACTCTGATTCTTATGGTTTCCCATTGAAATTAAAAGAAGTTTTTACTCAGGCTGAATGTATTGCAGAATTAGGCACTTTCTATAAAAACGCTAACGTAATTACTGTTAACTTAGAAGATGGTAGAGTGCCAGATAGTAACGTATTAATCCCTGCCAGTACACCTAATGCAGATTATAGTGGAAATGCAGGGTATCACTATATTAAAGATATTACATTTATAGGTGGTGGTTTTTCAAGTGGATCTCATGGTTCTGATTCAGTAGAAGGTAGTAATTCAACATTAGTTGCTTTAAGCGATAATTGTAAATTTCTATACGCTCAATCATCTACGTATATAGCTAATGGAGGAGAAGGTTCTCGAAATAGATACAATAAACTTACTATATTTGAGAATTGCATTGCTTACGGTAATTCAAGAGATGGGTTTAATTACGTATCTGATAACGATAATAATATGGATATCGTTGAAATAAATTGCCAAGCATTTAATAATGGTCTTAGGGGAATATCTGAATCTGTTAACGGAAGTAGTAGTCATAGAACTTCATACATTCTTAGATTGAATTGTAAATATTACAACAATTATGGTCCTAATGTAGCAGATCAGGGTGGAGGAATTACATATAATGTAGGTGTTGAATGTTTTAACAGTGCTGTACCATTAATAGAGGCACCTAATTTTGATTTTAATATACAACCTACGGCAGGGTCAATAAGCTATATGTACAATAGAGGTTGTACATCTTACGGAAGTACGCACTCCTTTAGAATTAGCTTAACTACCGAAGCGTATATGATTAATGTCGGGAATCATTATGGCGGTTTAGCGTCAGTTGAGACACCTGGGGCACCACAAGCTATTACTTTTGCTGATTCATTTACATCTGCAGATGCTCCTGCATATATTTTTCCTGCTTTATCTGCATATACAGCTAATACAGGATATTTGCCAATAAAACCTACTTACGGAGGAGGAGGAGAAAGTATAGACGTATTGACCTCGGAAGGTATTTATCAAATATCTACAAGCTCAACAGGAGTAAAACCAACATTTACCTCTAGAGTTTTTTCTGTATTAAGAGGATTCGGTAGTACATTTATAACACAAGTTGCATACGGTAGCGGAAATAGCCGAGTTGCGGTAAGATCTTCTAGTAACAGCGGCACTACATGGTCAGCATGGTTGGAAAGTGCGCCTTTAGATTCACCAGCATTAACAGGAAACCCAACAGCGCCAACAGCACCAGCAGGGGACAATGATTTAACTATAGCTAATACTGCTTTTGTTACTAACGCCGTTTCCAGCGGGACATATACACCTACACTAACAGGCGTTACAAATATAACTACTATAGGGACTCTTGAAAATGCGTATTACACAAAAATTGGAAATATTGTAACTGTTTATGTTAGTTTTCAAGTCAGACCTACTGCCACGTCCGCCAACTCTGAATATACAATATCGTTACCAGTAACAAGAACCAGCGCGCCAATAGCTGGAACTAATTGCGGAGAGGGGATGTCTTTTAGTGGGTCTGACATAACGCTAATGAGGGTAAGAGATATGGATACAACAAAAATGCAAGTAGTATTCACGTCTATAAATACCACTACAGGCAACGCTTCAATAAGCTTTACGTATAAAACTAATTGATAATTTAAAACAAATATAAAGAAATACTAATTTGATCTACCTACTATAATACATATTACTATCTGCTATCCTATGCATTTGGATAAGAAAAGAATCATTTAATAATTTAAAACAAAAATTAAAATGAAAACATTTACATTAGAATTATTCGGCACAATTGATTTACCAACTTAAACTATAAACATAAATAAATATGAAACAATCAAATTTTTTTAGCCTTAATTGGAGAGATTTTTTAAGAGGGTGGATTATGGCAATAGGCACACCTGCTTTGTATTTGTTACAGGAAATGATTCCAGGATTTGACATTCACTCAATGTATAAAATAGCTATTTCTGCAAGCGTTACATACTTGCTTAAAAACTTTTTTACTAAACCTGATACAAAATTATATTCTGACGAAATAGGAGGAGGAGGAATCCAGAATCCTAAACCACCAAAGCCATGAGATTTTTTCTAAGAGAAACAATTTACTTACTTCCTATTTTACTTATGGGAGTAAGTTTTTTGTCTATTGCAGTACCTTGGTTTGGGTATAATTTTAATTATACTTTATGGGGTAATATAGCAGGTTTTTCTTTAGTTACAGATGTATTATTTTTTTATGTTTTTCATTATGGAAAATATTGTATGCTAACAAAAACACTTCCAATAGGTATGTTTTTCGCTAATTTAATAAATATAGCAGGCGTTTATTTTCCTGAATATTATAAAATATGGTATGAAATTGTAATATTTTCCGTAATTTTATCGACAACAATTATTTACGAACTAAATAAGAAAATGTCAAGATGATTAGTCTACAAATTCCAATTTCAGAAACACAAAAATTATTAAGCAATACAGATGCTACAACAACAGGAGTTTTAATAGTGGGGATAGTAGCCCTTAGTGCTGTAGTTGTGTTTTTGTTCCGAGAGTATAAAATATTGAATTCTGAATTTAAGGAGTATATGAAAGCATCGAATGAAACTTTAGTGAAAATGAATAATTCTTATAACCAATTTGTATCAAATATGATAGAATTGAAAAAAAGATAAATGATGTGCGAAAATGTTTTACATACAGAAGAAAAACACTGTTTGGAAGAAACTATAAAGACAGTTCTAAAATCCATCAAAAGAGGGGAGAAAAAACTACGTAAATTATTTAATGAAGAAGAAAAAAAAGATGATAACAACAGCACAAGCAATTAAGAAATATGGTGTTCCAAGCGAAACACCTAATTATTTAGCAACTTTACAAATGCCATTCCCTTTGCGTTTATCATGGGATAAAAAAATAAAAGTTACTAAGATTACATGTCATAAATTAGTTCATGATAAACTTGAATTAGTATTTAAGGAAATTTTAGCTCATTATGGTTATGAAAAAATAGTTGAATTAGGAATTGATTTGTATGGTGGGTGTTTTAATTTCCGTAAAATGCGTGGAGGTTCTGATTATAGCCGTCATAGTTGGGGAATAGCAATTGATTTAGATCCAGAAAGAAATCAATTAAAAGAAACATCAAAAACAGCACGATTTGCAAAACCTGAATATAAACCAATGATTGATATTTTTTATAAACATGGTTTTATTTCTTTGGGTCGTGAAAAAAATTATGATTGGATGCATTTTGAAATAGCAGCATAAACACAATTTTACTTAAAAATTATATACAAAAAAGCCGATAAATTATATATCGGCTTTTTATTTTTAATAAACTGATGGGTCAATATTCTTTTCCATAAAGAAATCATTCAACATTTGATACGCAAGAACTGCATCATCAATATAATCCTGATCCTTTTTTTCACATTTTTCTACAGCTGAATCAATTTTTTCATCGATCATCTTTAATGCGATTGATTCTTTAAGTTCAATCGGATATTTTGCAAAAACCAAAACATATTCCGGTTAAATGGCCAGAAAAAGACCAAAAAAAGCCAATTATTAAATGGAAAGATAAAGAAATAATTGTAGAAAACCCTTTAAATACTGAATTAGTAGAGCAATATGTAAAGGCCAAAGATAGTATTGAAAGATTGAATCTGTACTTAAAATCAATTCAATTAAATTCGTTTTCATCAAAATTTGAAGATGATAATTTATTGCTTAATATTAACGGAACTGTTCGGGGTGAAGTACAAGAAATAACTCCATCATACACCATTAAAAAACGTGAAGTTGAAGTAAAAACCAAAGAAACTGTTTTTAGGCTATTAGCGGGTGCAGAAGTTGGAAGCAGTATAATTGTGCCAAAACTTAATTTTAAAGCAAATTTGATGTTCCAGAATAGAAAAGGCGATATAATAAGCGGTTCTTATGATACGAACCAAACCGTATGGCTAGGTTATAATAAATCAATTTTCAATATTAAAAGATAATTTCATGGTAAACATAATTTGGTTTAGGGAAAACCGCTCATTAGTTTGAGTGGTTTTTTTTGTGCCTTATTTTGAATGATTATAAATTAAGCTTAAATGTATTTTTTATACATTCGTATATGTATTTTTTATACATTTGCTAAACAAAACAGTAATAACTTAAATCATAACAAAATGAAATCAAATAAATCTAAAATATTTTCAAAAGCATGGAACTTGTTTAGAAAATACAATATCACTTTTAGTCAAGCATTAGTTAAAGCATGGACTGATTTCAAAAGAGAATTTTATGTTGCTATTTACAATAAAATTCCATCTAAAGCTCAATATGCTAAAAAGAAAATTGAAGCAAAAAAAATGTATGAAACTTTTAATAGTGTTGGGTTTATATTGGTTCCTAGAAACGTTTTAAATAATGATGGTGCCGCAAGTTATTATGATGGATTAACTCTTAATATGGACTAATCATGAGCGATAAAGACAAAGAAATAGAATCATTAAAAGCAAAATTGATAAAGCTTGCAGAAATTGAGCAATCACTTAGGACATTTGGGTTTTTATCCTATGATGAACAAACACAGAAAAACGAAATTTTAAAACAATATTTCACAAATTAAAACCTAATAATCATGAGTACAATTATAAAAAAAATAGAATCTGGAAATGATGTTTTTGATTATGCAAATGATCCGTTTTATTTTATTCAATTCAACTACAAATCATGTGTTATGAATTTAGGAGTAACGGATATTCTAGGAGATAAAGATTTTTCAGAATATGGAGCAAGTGAAGTTAATCTTTGTCGAGTTGATAAAGGTGAAACTGTAGAATTAGAAACAGGTGACTTTTTAAAAAATTATTAATACAAAAACTAAATAAATTATGCCAAAAATTAAAATAATGAAAGATGAAATTTTCGATGAAGTTCGAAAAAATTACGATCTAAGACAAGAGATTGCAGAAGTTGAATTTGTCCAGAATAATAGCGTTAGAACTCTTGCAATTGCTAAATCTGACAAACTAACTCGTTACAATGTGATTGTTGTAATAAAACGTTTTTTGAAGCTTAAAAGCCTTGATGAAATGTTTATCACCAGAGAAAAAAGATAATCATGAAAAAATTATTATTATATGGTTTAAAATATTTTAACCATTTTTTCAATGAGTATGTTACACCAGAGCAAGAAGCTGAATCTATTTTAAAATATTTATTATTGAGAAAGGATATCAGACATACTTTAGATATAAATCGTGCTTTACAAATTAAATTACGTAATCATATGATTGTTGAAAAGCAAAATTTCGATAGAGATAGTAAAGCTATTGACAAGGCATATGAATCAGACTTAAAACTTATTAATAATTAATCTTTAAAACAACAAAATGAAAAAAGTAACAATCAAAACGGCAATTCTTGAAAATTTAATGGGATGCCAAAACCTTACAATCAATTTCAACAAAGATGTAACTAATATTTTTGGCCGTAATGGAGTTGGAAAAACCAGAATAGTAAATACTTTCCTTTGGGTTCTTTTTGGTAAAAATGCTGATGAAAAAAAGGATTTCAGTATTAAAAACACAAAAGATACTTCATTTAACCAGCAAGAACACATCGGAACTATTATTTTAGATGTGGATGGTGAAGAAATAACATTGAAAAGAATTTACAAAGAAAAGTGGGTAAAATCAAAAGGATCTGAATTTGCAGAATTCAAAGGACACGAAACAAATTTTGAATTTAATTTAGTGCCAATGTTAGCCGGTGACTTTGCAAAAAAAGTTGATTCTATTTTGGATGAATCAGTTTTTAAGATGATTACAAATCCATTGTTTTTTACTTCATTGCCATGGCAAAAACAAAGAGGTGTATTGACTGAAATTTGTCCAGCTCCATCAAATGAAGAATTGGCCGGAACTTCACCAGAATATTTAGAATTAATTTCTCATTTGGTTCAAGGTAAAGAATTGGAAGATTACCGAAAACAAGTTTCAAATACTATCGTTAAATCAAAGGAAAACTTAAAACTTATTCCAACTCGAATCGATGAATCGTTAAAAGGTAAATCAGAAGTTTTTGACTGGGCCAAACTTGAATCAGAAAAAGAAGAAAAAGAATTGGCACTTGCAAATATTGAAAAAGACATTCAAGACAAATCAACTGCTTTTGATGAATTATTGAAAGTTGAAAATGCAAAAAAACTTGCCGCTAATGGTGTTAAAAACCAACTTGACATCATTAAACAAAATTTGGTTGATGAAAATTCTAATTCAAATAAACCAGATGATTCAAAATTAAAGTCGGCTAAATCATCTTTGGAATTAAAACAAAATGATTTGACTATTGCTGAAAATGGTTTAAAATCACTTGAAACTAAAAAAATAAATTTAGAAACTGATATTAAATCTACTGATGAAAAACTTTCGGCCAAACGTGCTGAATTAAAAACAGCATCAGAAAAAGAATTTATTTTTGATGATTCACAATGTGCTTGTCCTACTTGTAAACGTGATTTTGAAACTTCTGATATTGAAGCCAAAAAAACTGAATTAAAACAAAACTTCAATCTTTCACAATCGAAAATAATTGAAGAAATTCAGCAATCTGGAATCAGATTAAAAAATGAAAAAGAAAATTCAGAAGCAGAATTAAAAACAATTACTGAACGTATTGAAAAAGGACAAACATTAGTTACCAACTTAAAATCTGAAATAATTGTTTTACAACAAAATGTTGAAACTGAAAAATCAGCATTGGAAAATGTAAATGTTATTGCTTTTGATTTGGATGATGCTTTATTGGAAAATAAAGCATATCAGGCGTTATTGATTGAATTAGAAAAAATCAATGCGACAATTAAAGAAAATCCTTCAATTGATAATTCAGAACTTAATGAGCAAAAAAGAACTTTAGGTTTAGAAATTGACGAAATAAAAAATAAGCTTCGAAATAAGGCTCAAAATGAATTGGTTGATAAAAGGGTTGAGGAATTGAAAATTGAGCAAAAAAACCTTGCTTCTGAGATCGCAGGAGTTGAAAAAACTTTATTTGTGATCGAGAAATTTAATAAACTTAAAATTGAATCAATTGAGGAACAAATAAACCAAAGATTTAAATATGTTCGATTCCGACTTTTTAAAGATTTGATAAATGGTGGTAATGAAGAAATTTGTGAAGCTTTAGTTGATGGTGTTTTATTTTCGGACTGTAACACCGCAGGAAAAACTAATTCCGGCTTGGATATTATAAGCGTACTTTGTAATCATTATCAAGTTTCAGGGCCAATTTTTTTAGATAACAGGGAAAGTACTTCTGAAATTATAGAAATAAATTCACAAATAATAAATCTATACGTAAGTCCACAAGACGAAGTATTGAGAATAGAATAATTTTTAATTATCTTTGCGATAAATCCGCCAAGATTAAAAGTTTAATTAACACCCTCTTTTGAGTTTACTTGGCGGTACTCATTGGAGGGTTGTTTATTTATTATGGAAATAGAAAAAATAGAAAAATGGGAATTGGTTAAAGGATTTGAAGGATTTTATGAAATTAGTAATTTTGGAAGAGTAAAATCTTTGGACAGAATTATTAAAAGTAAAAATCAACATGGAGAATGTTTTACTAAAATAAAACAAAAAATACTCTCACCAGGGATTAATAATCATGGATATTGTAATGTAGTTCTTCAAAATAATGGGTATAAAAAAACATTAACGATACACCAGTTAGTTGCAATAGCTTTTATTCCAAATCCAGAAAACAAACCCCAAGTAAATCATATTGATGGTGACAAAACAAATAATAATGATTGGAATTTAGAATGGTCTACTAATTCTGAAAACCAATTACACTCTTACAATGTTTTAAAAACCAAACCAAGTAATGGCAATAGAAAACTTTTAGATTCAGAAATTTCAGAAATAAGAAATCTTTACAATACAAATAAATGCACTCGCAAAGAATTGCAAGAAAAATATAGTATGTCTAAAAGTACTATTCACAGCATAGTAAATAACATATCTTGGGCTAATATATAATTTAAAAACCGCTATAACAGGCGGTTTTTTTTATTCAATACACTATTAAGAATCAATATAAATTAAGATTGATTTGTCAAACATAAGTGTATATTTTATACATTTGTTTATAATTAAAAAATAACTAAAAATTAAAAACAATGAGCGCATTTAAAATCGGTGATACTATTCACTACATGGAAAACAACAAACCGACTTCTAATGAAGTAAAGGGAATTGCAACAATTCAAGGCGAAGTAAAAATTGGATATACTGAGCACACAATCAAAGAAACAGAATATAAAGTTTTGTACGTGGTTGGATACGGAACATTCATTGAAAGTAAAGATGCGTTCTTGAATCCAGAAGCATTAAAAGAAGAATTATTTAACAATTTATAATCAAAATAAAATGAGTACAACAAACACAAATTTAGGTCCATCAAAAGACGAACAGGCAGTAGCAAAAGTAAAGACTGATATTTCAGTACAGGTGTTAAACAAAATCGATTCTTTTAGAGAAAGTGGAGAGTTAACACTTCCAAAAGATTATAATCCTCAAAACGCTTTAAAATCGGCTTATATAATTCTAAGCGATCCAAAAAACAATTTACTTGCCAAATGCGACAAATCATCAATTGCAGAAGCTTTATTGAAAATGGTGGTTTATGGAGTTTCACCAATCAAAAAGCAATGTTATTTCATTCCTTATGGTGATAAATTGGAATGTTCAATTTCTTATGCTGGAAATATTGCCATTGCAAAAAGATACGGAAATCTTAAAAGCATAAAAGGGAATGCAATTTTTGATGGAGATACTTTTGAATTTGAAGTAGACCAAAAAACAGGCAGAAGAAAATTAATTTCTCATGTTCAGACTCTTGACAGTGTTGGAAGTGGCAAAATAAAAGGAGCTTATGCTGTTTTTGAATTGAATAATGGTGATTTCGATATGGAAGTAATGAATATTACTCAAATTCAATCTTCTTGGAACCAAGGAGGATCAAAAGGAGCATCTCCAGCTCATAAAAACTTTCCTGACCAAATGGCAATTAAGACAGTTATCAATCGTGCATGTAAATTACTTATTAGTAGTTCAGATGATTCTATTTTATATGATCCTTTGGAGGAAACTGAAAGAACTGATTCAGTTGAAGAAAATGTTAATCAAAACATTGCTGCCAATGCTAATAAAAAATCTTTGGATTTTTCAGGTATTGAAGAAACAAAATTTGAAGAACCTGCAGTTGAAAACAAAGAACCAAAAGTTCCAACAACAGAAAAAGAAGTAGAACCACTTTTTTAATTAATAACCATTTAAACAAATATTATGATTGCAATAAAATTTAGTCCAAAATATGAGGACAGAGTAGGTATATTTTTAAAACAAAGTAAATTAAAAAATAATGACATAACTTATAATTTCAAAGATACTCCAAGCGGTGAACACGATTTTTTATGTTATTGGTTATTTACTTACAACCACAGTAAACAAGTAAACATTGTTCTAAATGCTTTAAAAGAAATGAAATCATTAATGGGTGTTGATGATTTAGAGTTTCAGTACTGCCATAATGAAAAAGAGTTTTATTGTCAATATGATCATAAAATGGGTTCAATTCCTTGGTTTAAAATATGAAACTAAAAGTAATCAGTTCCGGATCAGTTGGAAATTGCTACGTTCTGGAAAATGAAACTGAAACCCTGCTAATTGAATGTGGGGTTTCAATTCAAGAGATAAAAAAAGCGATTGATTTTAATATTGGTAAAGTTGTTGGGTGTTTGTCTACACATATTCACCAAGATCATACTAAGAGCTTTTCACAAGTAAATTCACTAGGAATTAAATGTTATGCTCAAATAGATGTTTTTAATAAATATGGAGTTGTGGCACTTCCTGAATGCGTTATTGAACCATATAAATCATTTCAAGTTGGTAATTTTAAAGTTTTATCATTTCCGCTTCGTCATGACGTTCCATGTGTTGGGTTTTTAATAGACCATCCAGAAACAGGAAAGTTCGCATTTATCACAGATACAAACTTCTGCGATTATGTTTTTCCAGGATTAAACAATATCATTATTGAAGCAAATTTTTGTCACGATATTATCAAACGAAAATACAGCCACGATAACGGAAAAGAGTTTTTGAAAAACAGAATATTTAAATCTCATTTCTCATTACGTGACTGCAAAGAAATGCTTTTAGCAAATGATTTAAGAAAGGTTCAAAACATCGTGCTTATTCATCTTTCGGAGTCAAATTCAGATGAAAAACGATTTCAAAAAGAAGTTCAAGAACTAACAGGTAAAAAAACTGTTTGCGCTTCAAAAGGATTAGAAATAGAGTTCAATAAGGATGCATTTTAACAATTTAAAAATAAAAATTATGTATTATATTATTTCATTAAAACACACATCAAAAGAAGATAAATTTATAACGCTATGGCGAGAAAATAATCAAGGGTATTGTCAATCGAAACATGTTGCAGGAATTTATGAAAATTATATTGAAGGTTATCATAATTCTGATGCAAATATGCCGATATCAACTGAAGAAGCGGATAAATTATTTGTTTTAAACACTGATTCAGGACAAGGAATTTTATATCTTCCAAATAATAAATTGGTGTTAGGTAAATTAGGTTTAGAATTTAAAAAAAGAAAATTAACAAAAATTACAATTTAATGAAAACAACTAACCAAAAATTCCAACAACACAACCGAAATTTAATGTTACGGTTGATTCCATCAAAAGAATTGCCTATTTATTGTAATTCGGTTATTGACCCAAAGGATATTGCTTTTAACCACACATTTAAAGAAAATGGAATTAAAGAGTAGTGATTTAAGAATTGGTAACTTTGTATTTGATAAAAATGTAGATATATTGATTGTATCTTCAATCACTAAAAATTCTATACATTCACTTCAAAAATATGAATTTATTGGATGTCCAATAGAATGGATTAATCCAATACCATTATCAGTTGAATGGTTAAAAAAAGCAGGTTATAAACAACTTAGAAGAGTTGAAAAAACATATTCTTTGGGTAATTTTGAAGATAATTCATCGATTTACTTTACTGGTGTTAGATTTATTCATATCCAGACTGGAACTCATTTAGAATTTGTTCACGAATGGCAAAATATATACTCAGCAATTTTTAAAAAAGAACTTAAAGTTTCATTATGAAACTTTTGGTAAAAAAAACACATAAAGGATTACTTCCAATGTATGATTCAGATTATGAAATGTATTCTAAAATACCTATTGGAGAAGAATTTGAAATTGAATATAAAAAGCAACGGAATCTAAAATTTCACAAAAAAATGTTTGCACTATTCAAATTGTGTTTTGAAAATCAAGAAGCATATTTAAATTTAAACGATTTAAGACGTGATTTAACCATTACAGCAGGATATTATACTGAAAGTGCAAATGTGTTAACAGGTGAAGTTTTTAAGCACGCTAAAAGTATTTCTTTTGCCAATATGGATGAGATAGAATTTAGCGAACTTTATGAATCCATAAAATCAGTTATTATTGAATGGCTTGGAGTATCAGATGAAGAAATAGAAAACGAAATTTTGCAATACTTTTAGATTATGGATTTATCAGATGAAGAATTAGAATTTGAGTTTGAACAACTAAATACTTTTGCAGGTTTAAACAGCAGAAACAAAGGATATTTAGTTGAAACAAAAAACGGATTAATCGGAAGAACTTATCATTCTGATCCACTTATTAATGGGAAACAACCAGTTTATTTAGAAAAAGGTAAATTACTATGTGATCCAGGAACTTTAAAATTAAAAGGATTTATAGATTAAAAACACTAGTTATGACAAATCAGGAAATAACACAAAACGCCATTGATGAAGTAAGGGATAATAATATTAATTATTATAACGATTTAATGATATTTGCTTCGGGATGGGTTCGGACTAAATTTAAATCATTTTCAAGTGAAGATTTAAAAAAAGATTATTTTGCTTTGGGTAATGATGAACCATTTGAAATGCGTGTTTTTGGTGCTGTATTCAGAAAATTGTCAAAAGAGAAATTAATATTTAAAAATGGATTTGAATTATCAAAAAATCCTAAATGCCATCAAAGGCCTCAACAATTATGGATAAGTCTTGAAATGTCATTGAAACAACAATCAAATGCCACAAAAAATAAAAATCAAATAAGTATTTTTTAACCGCCAAAAATGGCACAAAACACAAATATTATGCAAAGAGAATTAGGAAAGGACATTTTAAGTCCACAAGAAAGAATCAATTTTTTATCTGACAATTGCGATTCAGTAGAAAATAAAGGATATATGAAGCGATTCACTCCGGACCAGCTTTTAAAGATGAAAGAAGGGCTTTCTGATTTATCAATTTCAATTAACGATATTGAAGTAGAAAAAAAACAAGCGGTTAAGGATTTTGGAGATACATTAAAGCCTTTAATTGAAGAAAAGAAAGAAATCCTAAAAGGATTGAAAAACAAATCTGAACACGTAACGGAAAGATGTTTTAAATTTATTGACTTCGACAATAGAGAAGTTGGATTTTACAACGAAAACGGAGAACTAATTGAAAGTAGACCAGCTTATGCCGATGAATTACAGACAAATGTTTTTCAAACAATCCGAAAAACAGGAACCGAAAACGAATAATTAATCAAACAATAAAACCGCTTAAAATAATTTAGGCGGTTAATTTAAAAATAATTTAAAATTAGAATTATGAAAAACGAAAAGTTAGAATTGAATTTTCATCCAGGAGTTGAAAAAGCAGAAATTGTTATTAGAGAAGTTGAAAAAGTTAACGAACTTGATATAAAAGCTCCTTTAAAATTAAATATTGAAGGTGTTATTGGTTCAGTTTCTGAATTCTTAAGTAAACGAAACGATCAAGCCGATCAAATAAATCAAAAGCGCTGCCATATCCTTGTTAATCGTGAAAAGATAAGTATCAAACTTGTTTACAATGAAAATGACGAATATCAAACAGGAATCATTAAAGGAGTTTTAGAACAGCATCCAAAATTTAAAGAATTTGGAATCAACACGAATAAAGTTTGGACACCTGAAGATTTAGGAATGTTTTTCAAGATGAACCGTTCATTCTTTCCAGATAAAACAGAAAACATGAAATTGGTTTCAGAATTAATGAACTTCAAAGCTAAAATAAACAGCAATATTGAGCGTTCAGTAAAAGAAAATGGAAGTGCAACAGATAACTTTAGTCAAGTTGTTAATAGTAATTTGCCACCTTCTTTTAAACTTACTATTCCAATTTTCAAAGGAACTACAGCAGAAGAAATAGAAGTAGAAACTTTTGCTCAAGTTAATGGACGTGATATTGTTTTTGTGTTACTTTCACCTGCTGCAAATCAAACAATGGAAGATATTCGAGATAAAGTAATTGACGAACAATTGCAAAAAATCGCTGAAATTTGTCCAGATATTGCAATTATTGAACAATAACAATCATATTTTAAGGCTGATATCTAAATTTTATCAGCCTTAATTTTAAAAATAAACCATCATGGAACAAAAAGACGAAGATTTATTAATAAAATTTGTAGTATCGATGTGTGTTGTGGCTATCTTAGAAGCTTTGTATTTTTTAATATTTGTGAAGCCATGAACTTAGATGACGAAAGAACAGAAATGATTTATAGAACAGTTCTTTTTATAGCATTGTTTATATTAGCAGTTATTATTGGCGTGGTTTTATTTTTTATAATTTAAAAAATTACTAAAAAAACTTTGTACATTGAAATAAATGTGTAAATTTGAAAACTGTAATGAACTAGGAAGCATTACTACATAACGTAAAATATAACATAAATTCCATTTAGAAGGCACTTCCTAGTTCACTGCCAACTTTATGGAATTTTTTGTATTTAATAGTTAAATTATGGATAAAAAAACCATTTCAACTGAAGTACTCGAAAGAGTTAAAACATTACCTAGACTAGATTATATTGCATTTCAATTACTTGTAACTCAAAAACAAGTTAAATGCTTTATAAGATTCACAAAACCTAAAACCATATTTTTTGATGAAGAATCAGGTTATTTTTTATACTTGAATCCATATCATTTAGCATTACAAAAATGTGGTGAATTTATAACAGAAAGCGAGGTGGATAATGGATGATATAAAATGGTTTAAATTTAATCCTAGTCGTTGGATGATGGGTAAAATCCAACGATGCGATGAAGTTACTCAGGCTCGTTTTATACGATTATGTTCTTTGTATTGGAGTAAAGATTGTGAAATGACAATTGAAGATGCTATTATTGAAATTGAAGAAAATCATTTTGACATTCTAAAATCAAAAAAAATAATAACAATTGATATTACAAAAATTTATATTTCATTTTTAGATGAACAAATTTTCGAAATCAAAGAAGATAAAAAAGACAAGAGTACAAGCGGAATAGTTGGTAATTTAAAACGTTGGCACAAAGATATTTACGAACAATTTTTGTCTAAAAAAATATCCTTAGAAAAAGCAATTGAACTATCTAAAGTTATCGCACTACCATCGCAACCCGATAACACCCCAATCGCAACCCAATCGCAAAACATCGCAGATAAAGAAGAGACTAGACTAGACTTAGATAAAGAAGAGACTAGACTAGAAAAAGAAACTATAGAGAGTGTGTCGGATTTAAAAAATCCAACTTCCCCACAATTGAAAATTGATTATGATAAATTAAAATTGTTTTTTAATGATAATTGTGGTTCAATGGCTAAAGTTCAAATATTATCCGATAAAAGAAAAAAAGGAATTTCGGCTTTAATAAAAAAATTCAGTAAACAAGATTTTCAAAAAGTTATTGAAAAATCAAAAGAATCAAATTTTTTACAAGGTCAAAATGATAGGGGATGGAAAGCAGATTTTGATTGGATATTAAACCAAACAAATTTTATAAAAATTTTAGAAGGTAATTTCGATAACGACAAAAAACAAAAAGAAAATGGAAAACAACAACAATTTGCCAACAGTACAAAAAAACCAGCAAGATTTAGCGTTGCTAGAGCAACAGAAACCTTACGTGCTGATGCTGAAAGAAAACAACGAGAAATGGAAAACCGCAACTCTTGAAGAAAAAGAAGATTGTTTAAATTTCATGTTGGAAATATTGAATATAAAAGTTTCTGATGAAGTTGACCAGGATGATATTGATAGGCAAATGGTTTTGATTAATAATTTAATATCAAGTCAATTCAACACGTTAACATCTCCAGAGGTTAAAGAAGCTTTTCAAATGTATGTTTCAAGAAAATTGACAACAAAAGTTTTCCGTTTGATTGATTGTGTTGCAGTTGGAGAAATATTAACAGCTTACATTGAATTTAGGAATCAAGCTATAGAGCCATTTTTAAATAAGCGTAAAAATTTATTGCTTGAATCGGCAGAAGTTACTCAAACCGAAAAAGACAAAATCAGAGAAGCTTACTTAAAAACAGTTTTTGAAGAAATACAAGAAAAAGGATTTTCAGATTCAGCACATTTTTTATATGATGATTTACTAGCCAAAGGCAAAATAAATCCAACAGATCAGGAAAAGAAAAAACTTTATAAGCAGGAATTAGCCAAACATATTACCGAAGAAAAAGAATTGATTAAATCCAAAGATGGTATTTTAATTAAAACGCTTTTAGCTGATTTGCAAAAAAAGATTGATTCTGGCAAACCTTTTGAGTACGTTAAGAACCGATGCAAAAGTATTTTAGTTAGTAATTATCTTTATGGGTTTACAGGTAAATTTGAAATATTTAAAAATGAATTATAAATTTTAAAACAAACATAAAAATGAAAAAAGTAGTAATGAATCCGTATTTTTTAATGATATTATTTATTGTTATTATATCTATTGCCATACAATCTGCTAGAAATTATGATTAATGAATTAGGAAAACAAATACATGAAAATGCGATTCATGTTTAGAAATGTGCGGAATTAAAATATAATTTATAATTAAAAATTTATGATACAACCAAAACAGCATAAATGTAAAGGGATCAATAAAGCAGTTAGTTTTCCAGGTTGCGGAAAGCTAACTGTTAATAGAAAATATGGACTTTGCATGAATTGTTATCCTGATTTTATTTTGAATACGGAACCGGGTAAATTGATTATGCAAAAAGCTATGTTGAAAGCATCAAAGCCACGTTTAGAGGTTGAAAAAAACAAATCTGAAATTCAGAAAGCCGAAAAGTTTAAAAAAGATCGTGATAAGCTTAATTATTTATTGGTAAATGTTAGAACAGTTTGCCACGAATATATTCGTAAAAGGGATGAATTTAAACCTTGTGTTTCATGCGGTGTGCCTTATAACACAAATTTTCAAGCTGGACATTTCTTCAAAGCTCAGTTATTTTCAAATTTAAAATTCAATGAAAATAATATCCATGGCCAATGCAAAGGCTGCAATATGTTCAATGATGGAAATGAAAGCGGTTATCGTGTTGGACTTTTACAGCGGTATGGAAAAGAATTTTTATCTGAACTAAATGAATTGGCAGGTGATTCAAAGAAAAACGATTACCATTGGGATCGTGAAGAATTGGAAAAGCTTAGAATTTATTATAAAAATAAATTAAATCAACTGTGACCGAGCAATTAAAGTTTTGGAGGAATAAGACCAAAGAAGAAAAGAAATAAATTAAGGTTAAGCATAATATTAAAGTTATCACCTATCATTTTATCGAAATCCTTTATTTAGAATCAAAACAAATTACTGATAATTTTGAATTAGACGAAAAAGATTAACGTATATTTTATACATTTGAAAAACTTAATAAAACAATTAAAATTAAAAATCATGAAAAAATTACTTACTATTTCAATGTTGTTGATAATTACATTAACATTCTCTCAAAAAACAAGTCAAGCTGAAATTAATAAAATAATCAAAGAGCAAAGTGATGGAATTAAAAACAACACTGCATCAGCAACAAAAACAGTTTATTCCGATGGAAAAGAAGTTATTTCAACAGTTTATAAGGATGCAAAACAATTAGCTCCTAAAATAGCACAAGGAATCAATGAAATTGCCAAAGGTTTAAAAATTGGTGCAGAATCAGTTTGGGATATTTTAGTTAAGCAACAAAAAGTCTGGTCAATATGTTTCTTAATGCTGACATTAGCATCTTTATTTAATTGGTTTATTTTTTATAGAAGATACCTAACTAATAATTTAAAAGAAGATAATTTTGTAAAAGGAACTAAAGATATAATAGGCAAAATAGATAATCCAGATTATAATAAATACAAAGATGGATCACAACAAATGATAGATGGTCCAGTCGGAAAAGAAGAAATTTTAATACATATTCAAAATCATAATAACAAATGGTTTGGTCAATTTCATTTTGTAGTTTGTGTTTTGCTTTCGGGATTTAGTGCTTACCATTTTGGAGATATGCTGACAGGTTTTTTAAATCCTGAATATGGAGCAATGAAAGATATTTTGATTGTTGCCTTAAAACTTAAATAATGAGCACCCAAAAACAATCAATACCAAAATAAGACCAAATAAAAATAATTAATTTTTGGAAAACCGAACAAAACAATTCTGTTTCTGAAATAATTAAAAAGTTTGGATATAAGAAAACTACAATAAATACTCTTTTAGACAACTATTTAAAACCAGTTCAATAATGTTTACCACACCCGAAATAACCGAAAGAATTGATTTTTACGAAAGCAAAGTTTCGGAATATGCAAAAAAAGAAAAATTCAAAAATAGACTTCATGTTTCAGAAAATCTTTTGAGTTTTTGGAAAAATCAACTAATAAAAAGACAAAAAGCAAATGCAAGACAAAGAGCCAAATCAAATTAAAACTTTCCTGTTAAAAACAGAAGTTAAGTTTACAACTATAGTTATCGAAACAATCGTTAAAAACCGTAAATATATTGCTGTTTTTCAATCTGGAATTGAATTTATGATTGATTGTAGGATTGCAGGAAACTCAGTTGAAGATTGCATTAAAAAAACATCAAATTTTTTGAATTGTGAATTACAGGAAAAACATTATATTGTAAAATAATGGAAAAGATAAAAATTGGTTCAGATTTTTCAGGAGTCGGTGCATTCGATCAGGCTTTGATACGTTTGGGAGTTGATTATGAAACTTCTTTTGCCTGCGATATGGATCGATATGCTAGAAATACATATTTGCTTAATTTCGGAACTGAAAAAGATATGGAATTATTGCAAACTCCAATTATAAAAAAGATTGATGATATTTACTATCGTGGATTTGTTAACCAAAAATTAAAACCTCCAACAGAAGAAGAATGGGAGTTTGTGAAAGAGCATGAAGAAAGTGCAGCAAGATTGTTTAGTTTTTATTATCCTTGGAATGTTTATTCAAGAGTTATTCCAGAAGAAAGTTTAGATATTTCAGTTCATACTTGCCCTTGTCAATCTTTTAGTTTGGCAGGAAAGCGAAAAGGAGAGGAAGATAGGAGAGGTGTTTTATTCTACAATTCACATGAGTTCATTGCCAAAAATAAACCAAGATATTTTATGTTTGAAAATGTGAAAGGATTGCTTTCAGATGATAATGGAAAAACTTTTCAGCGTTGGATTGATTTGCTTGGAGGAAAATCAGTAAATGGTAATCCGGTTATATTCCCAAATGAAGAGTCTGTTCCTTATCATGTTTACTACAAAGTTTTAAATGCAAAAGAGCATGGTGTTCCGCAAAATCGTGAACGTATTTTTATCATTGGCATTCGTGATGATTCTGAAAATGATTTCAACTTTCCAAAGCCAATTCATTTAGAAAAAAGATTGAAAGATGTTTTAGAGCCTGTTGTTGATGAAAAGTATTTTTTGAGTGATAAAATGCTGAAAGGTTTTATGAATAAACCTGGAGATTTTGGTCAAAGATTTAATCCTAAAACAGATGATAATATTGCTGATTGCGTAACTTCAAGATACTATAAAATGGCTATAACTGATAACTATTATATAGATGAAATTATCCAATTAAATGATCCAATTCATTCAAACGATAGGATTTATTCAGACAAAGGAATTTCTCCAACTTTAAATACTATGCAGGGAGGGAATAGGCAGCCGTTTGTTGAAGTTTCAATTGATTATAAAATTGGTGCCATCAGAGGGAGAAATCCAATTAATCCAAAAAGCAGGGTTTCTGGATTGGAAACAGAACAAATGCTTGAGATAAATGAAAACGGAACTTCAAACGCATTGACAACGGTTCAGAAAGATAATGTTGTAGTAATTTATGCAAACACAAAAAAAGGCTACGATATTGCAACAGAAGAGGATTCTATAAATTTTTCAAATCCTAACTCCGAGACGAGAAGAGGAGGAGTAGGAGTAGCTCAAACCTTAGACACTAAATGTAATCAAGGAGTATTAGTTAAAAAAGAATTATGGATTAGAGGCGGTTTACAAGATAATCAGCCATTTCAAACAAATGGAATAAGTCCATGTTTAACAAGTGCTATGGGAATGGGAGGAGGACAAACACCTGTTCATAATTATCAACAAAGAATCAGAAAATTGACTCCCCTTGAATGCTTTAGATTAATGGATTTCAATGAAGGTTTCAGGAGCGAAGTTTCAGATTCACAAAAATACAAGCAAGCAGGAAATAGTGTAGTTGTGCAGCATTTTGTAGATTTGTACAGTAAATTATATAACAAATAACCTTATCTGGTAGCAAATTAATATGATATGTAGGTTTATCAATATTAATGGTTTTGGGGACCCGCTGCCAGTTAAGGTTTTAAAACCGATATTTCGAAGTATCGGTTTTTTTATTTTAAGTCAGTTTTTACACAAAAACAATCAAAAAGCATTTAAAACATATCCTTTTTAATCTTTTTTTACACGTTTGTTTTAAATTTTAGTACATTTACACTATAAATAAATATACAAACTGATTTTAGTTAATTGATTCTGATAAATCGGAAATGGGTAACTCTCAGGCTCGTTAAGTAGGTCTTTAAATCATTACTCAGTACTAGGATTGTGAGATCATTTGCGTTTAGCCAGGTAAATAGTAGGCTAGTATAAAATGTGATCGTTTAGCGTTATGATAATAAGGTTTTGAAGTCCCTAAATTATCATTATAAAAAACACATGTGATACTAACTGAAATTAAGTGTATATTTTTTAAAAAGTTAAAATAAAAAGTCAGTAAATATAAGGGTTTAGTCAACATTGTTCACGCGGTGGAGACAAAACAATTAATCCAAAAAAAAGATAACCATGCCAATAGAAATCGAAGTAAAAGAACCAACTTTAAAAGTTGTAGATGGCAAAATCTATGTTGAAGGAGTTGAAACAAATGATGCTGAGCTTATTGGTTTTGCGTTTTTGGATTTCTCACAGGAATTAAAGGACCGAAGATTGGATATGAACACCGATCAAGTAAATATTATATTTTAACTAAAAACTAATACCATGGAAAAAGAAAAACGAATTCAAACTGCATTTGAGCTAAGAGAAATAGCAAAAACCAATGATAAAGACTTGGATTATTATTTAACTGCATTAAACAATGCCGCTAGTAATGGTAATAGATTTTTTCAAGTTTCTGGAACAATTTCTGATGTAAACAGAACACTACTTCTTGATAGAGGTTTTAGAGTGGAAACTTTTGAAGATCAAATGAGATTTGAATACACTAAAATAAGTTTTTAATTATGAAAAACCCATTAAAGCAATTAAATGCATTCATAAAAAGAAAACTTCAAAAAAGAGCCGAAAGAATATTAGCAGAAAACAATGCTAAAAATCAAATGTGGCAAGCTATTCATGAATACGGATTAATAAGACAAGGTAAATCACAATTATCAGCAGCTAAAAGAAAAGCAGTTGTAAAATTTATCGATGATGCAATTGAATCAGGTGCAATTAAATCTATTTTAAAATGAAATCGCTAATTGAAAGAATTACCATTGTTATGGAGTTCTATAGACAAAGAGGCTGCAATAAAGAATCTGTTAACAAAGTATATCGTAAAATAATAAATAAAAAACTTGATGATAAATAACCATCAGGTTTTTTGCATTAAAAATAAAAAGCAAATGGCAGAAAAAAAACTAACATATAAACAAGAAGCTTTTGCTCAGGCTTACATGCGTACAGGCGAAAAATCAACTGCTTACAGAGAGGTTTACAAGTGCGATAAAATGAAGTCTAATGTCATAAATATAAAAGCGCAGCAAGTATTTAATAATGGTAACGTGTTGGTAAGGGTTCAAGAACTCCAAAAAGAAGCCGAAAAAATTGCAAAAGAAAAATTTGGAGTTACTTCAGAAGAGATTTTAAGACATTTAAATATTTTAAGAAAGGCCCGAATTGATGAATACGTTCGTTTAGAATATGAAATGGTTGATTCTGGTCAAAAAGATGATAATGACGAACCGATAATGGAAGAGCGACCTGTTGTTTTCTTTAAAGCATTTAGTGAACTTACAGAAGAACAATTAATGTGTATTGAATCAATAAAACAAACTCGTTATGGGATTGAATTAAAACTTCATGGTGTTGAATGGACTATTGAAAAAATTAATAAACACATTGGATTCTATGAAAAAGATAATTTTCAGAAAGCTGGTGAACTTTCTTCTATTGAAAGATCTGAATTATTGAATAAAATACTTGAAAAGACTAAAAAATAAATAATGGATTTAAGCCAATATGATTTAACAAAACTAAGCGATGATGAATTACGTTTAGTTGCAAAATTGTTAGATGAAGAAAAAACATATAGCTTTAGAAATTCATTAAATGATCCCAATGCTGAAAAAAATCCTAATTACAAGATACTTCAAAAATCAATAAACGAACAATCTTATAATGAAAAAGGTGAGTTAATATCCGGTTATCGTGGTGCTGAATTGCCAGGTTCTTCACGTTCTGGAAAAACATGGTCAGGAGTTGATATAATAATTTGGCTTTGTTTGTTCAAAGAAACAAGAAGCTCTATTAATATTTATCGTGAAACATACAACGAATTTAAAACAACTCTTTATGATGATTTTAAAAGGCGTTTAGATGATTTCGATTTACCAAATCCTTTTCATAATGCTAAAGAGGTAAAAAGTTTTAAGATTGGGAAAAATACAATTTCTTTTCTGGGAGATGGAAAGCATGGTGGAGGTTGTGATTATGCATTTTTCAATGAAGTAATGTTTATTTCAAATTCATTATTCGATCAAGTTGAAATGCGTTGTCGTAAATTCTGGTGGGCTGATTACAATCCATCATTTACAGATCATTGGTTTTTTGATAAAGTATGCAGTAGACCAGATGTTGTATCTTTAAAAACAACATACAAAGACAATCCATTTATTTCTATTGGTGAACGAAATAAAATATTAGGATATGAACCATGGAAGCCTGGTAGTTATATTGTAAAAAATGATGAAATTCACTGCTACAATAAAGCAACCGGAAAAGTTGAAGTAATAAGTGATAAAAACCAACCCGCACCACATCCAACAAATATTGTAAACGGAACTTCTGATGAATACATGTGGAAAGTTTACGGACTTGGATTACGTGGAGCAATGAAAGGCCAAATATTTAAAAATGTAAATTATATTGATGAATTTCCAGATATTGCATTTTCTTATGGTTTGGATTTTGGATTTACAACTGATCCATGTACACTTACAAAATGCGCTGAAGATGAAAAAAATATATGGATTGAATTACTTTCTTATCATCCAATTGAAAGTTCGGAAGCCGTACATGAATTTTTAGAAGCTATTAAAATTGATAAAGAATTACCGATTACAGCCGATAGCTCAGATAAATATACATCTGAAAATAATGGAGCCGTTGAAATGGTAAAAGACCTTAGAAAAAAGGGATGGAAAATATCTAAAGTAAACAAAACCAAATCTGTAATGTTTCATTTGTTAGCAATGAAAGAAAAGAAAATTCATATTGTGAACAATAGTTTAATTAAATTTGCTAAAACTGAACAGCAAAACTATAAATTACGTGAAATAAATGGAATTTTCATTAATCAACCTGTTGATAAATTTAATCATATGTGGGATTCTGCTCGTTATAGACATATGGCATATAAATCTGTTCCGGTTGAAGACAAAATGACCAAAACACCAAGACAATTAGGATTAAATTATTAATATAAAATATTTTTAAGATGGAAGAAGAATCAACGATAAAAGAAATCGTAAATAGTCCAGAATTGGATAAAGTAATTTCAAAACTTACAAGTCAGGGTAAAGATCATTCAGTTATTGAAACTTATGTTAAAGAATATAATGAACTTGATAGAACGATTAGGCCAACTCAAGTAGGAAATGTTCAGAAAGATAAAACTATTGGAACCGGAGATAAACAAAGAGTAGTTAAATCGATTCGTTCACCTGTTAATTATGCAAAAAAGATTGTTACAACATCGGCCGCTTTTGAAGTTGGGGAGCCGGTAACTTTAACTCCAAGCGAGGATAATGATTTATTCCAAGAACTTATCCGTTTATGGAAATCAAATAGAATGGATGATAAACTTCAAAAAGCAAAAACAATTCAGAAAACTGAAACTGAATGTGCTATTCATTTTTTTATACGTAAAGCATCAACAGGCACAAAAGTAACTCAACAACCAGGAGCAAGTAAAGCTAAAGATATTAGGTCAAATGTCTTGACTTTAAAAGAGGGTTTGATGTTTCCTTATTTTGATGCTACAAATGACATGAAAGCTTTTACATGGCAATTTGTGACTAAAAATTCAGAAGATAAGGATATTAATAATACTTGGGTATTTGATGAAATTAATGTTTATAAAATTAGCGATGAATCAGGAACTCTTAAATTAAATAATACAGAACCGCATGGATTTGATAGAATTCCAATTGTTTACATGCAGCAACAATATCCAGAATGGTTTGATGTTGAATTATTGATTGACCGTTATGAAGTTGCTTTATCTAAATTAGGAGTTTCAAATGATTATTCAGGCCATCCAATTTTATTAACTTATGGCGATTTAAATATATTGCCAGAAATGAATGATGATGGAAAAACAATCAATTTTCCAATTAAATTTAAAGACGAAGATGTTAATAAACCTTATAATGGTGATGCTAAGTTTTTAACCAATGATAACGCACCTGAAGCTGTTAAATTGGAAATGGAAACTATTAGAGAACTTATATTTTCAATGACACAAACGCCTGATATTTCTTTTGAAAAAATGAAAAGCATCGGGGCTATATCTGGAGTAGCATTAAAATTAATGTTTTTAGACCCGATCATTAAGGCAAAAATGAATGAAGGTCAAAACAGAACTATTGTAGAGCGAATAATTAATATTTTAATATCTGGAATAACCGGAGTTGTGAATGTTAAATCTAAAACTCAAACAAATGACTTAGTAATTGATATTAAATTCAATTCTATTCTGCCGGTTGATTTAGAACAAAACAGTACAATTGCATTGAATGGTTCTTCATCAAAATCTATGTCAATGGAAACAAGAGTTAAACTATTAGGATTAGTTTCTGATATTGATTCTGAAATTGAAAAAATAGAAAAAGAGAATCCTGTTGAAGAATCACCAATACCAACAGTATAAAAATATTTAGCTTATTATAAAAACCTCGAATTGTTTCGGGGTTTTTGCTATTTATAATCAATATAAATTAACCATAAAACAAAAATAAATGTTTTTTGTAAATGTATATTTTATACATTTGAGTATTGAAATAACAATAATTAAAATCAACAAAATGAAAAAATTAATACTAATACTCATTTTATGCGTAGGTTGCAAAGTTCACTACGCTACAAACTACAAGATAATTACTCCAAACGGTAATTTCTACACAAACGACTTTAAAATAGTGAATGATTCTATTTTTATAGTAGAATTCAATGGCGATAAAATAAGGAGAACAGGGGTTTTTAAAATGGATCAGGTGATTATTAAAAGTAACTAGATTATGATACAAAATGTAATAAATGACTTAGGGGTATTAATATCTGTAATTCTATTGATTGGAGTATTGATTATTAATAGAAAAAGATTGTAGTATTGGCGATAACGGCGGATGCTACAAGCTGTATGCCAGCAATAAATATGAACTGAAAAACTAAAGCCGTGCATATAGCTTGTAGCATATGTTAGGGCAAGTAGTGAATTTTTAACGAAAAAGTTGTTATGAAACAAACCAAAAAACATTCAATAATAGAAAGCGTATCTCAAACGATAATCGGGTTACTGACTTCAATATTAATACAGGCTATTATTTATCCATTATTAAATATTCCTGTAACATTTTCTCAAAATCTAATTATTACCGCTGTGTTTTTTATTACAAGCATTGTAAGAGGATATTTTGTTAGACGAATATTTAATAAATTATGAAAAATAGAAATTTAGATCACTCAGACAATTGGGCTACTCCAAAAGAATTTTATGATGAATTGAATGCTGAATTTAATTTTGATTTTGACCCTTGCCCGCTGAACAAAGAAAAAATTACAAGTGATAAAGATGGATTGTTGATAAAATGGGGGAAATCTAATTTTATTAATCCTCCTTATTCCCGAAAATTAAAAGAAGCTTTTGTTGATAGAGCAATTGAAGAAAGCAAAAAAGGGAATGTATGTGTTTTGCTTATTCCGGTAAGTACTTCAACAAAATTATTTCACGAAAAGATCTTGCCAAACGCAAAAGATATTCGATTCGTAAAAGGTAGATTAAGATTTGGAACTTTTGACGAAAACGGAAACATCTATACACCAAAACAAAGCGGGATGCACGATAGTATGATAGTTGTTCTGAAAAACTAAATAGAGCTATTTGCCCTAACGGTTCGTGGCTTTGTGATGTTGCCTAAAAACACACCTAAAACTTTAAATTTAAGACAAATGATTGAAGAACAAAACAATAATAAGGTTCAAGACGAATTAGGCAATAGCACAAAACCGCTGTTACCTGCTGTGCTTGATTACTTTGGAACAGACTTAACGAGTGCAGGGCATTATTTTTGGATTTTGCAAAAAGAAAGGCTTTTGAAAAGTAAAGTTTGGTTTAGAGATTTGCCGTTTAGTCCAGAAGATATTGTACCACCATATACAGGCAAAGGATTAATAACTTATTTAGAAATTGATGGATATTATATTTGTGGAATTTCTGGGAGTTGTAAAGACAATAGAAGTGGAACAAAATCTGTTTTTTGGACAAAAGAAAAAATTGATTTTAAAGACTTTAAAAATATAATCCTATCAATTCCAATTGGAAAACAGATTATAGAACAAATGCCCTTTGAAGTTCATTGGTAGCATAGCAGGTAACGGTTCAGTGATATGTGCGGATTTTCGGAGTAGGAATCGCCAATATTTCAGCCACAAAATAATATTACCAAGTACAAAAAAATAAATCAATAATCACAATGCCGAAAATCGCTCATATCACTTGTTACCAGTAGTGCTTTTTTTTCGGATGCTAAATTTATCAAAATGAATAGACTTTTAATAAATATGAAAAATAAAATTGACATCATAAACGGTTCAATTGATATGCTTTATAGACTTCAAAAAGGAGAAACTATTAAACTAAATGGATTGCAAGAATTAAACGTTACAGCCAAAGAAGGAAGTAGTCATAATGATTTTAATAAACGGCTTTGTGAATTATTTGAAGAGCGTGAAAATTTACAAATTCGAGTTAACCGTATGCGAGGGTAGCATTACTGGTAACGTTTTGCTACTACAAATCGTTTGGGATTAAGGAAGCTAAAATATTCGAGTACTCACGAATTAAAACAGGTACAAACTATTTTTTAATTAATCACAGTTACCCAAATGTTTTGTAGTAGCTGTTAACCGTAGTTCATTATGCAATTAGTTGATTTTATAGATTACAGAGAGATATTTAATAAAGTAAAACTTAATCATTTAAAAGAATTTCCGACACAAGAAAGTTATGAAGAATATCTAAAAGAAAATGATGAAGAATATAATTTTGCAAAGGAATTATATACAGCGTTAAATTATGATTTTAAAGAACTTCAAACAGATACAAGCGATACAATTGATGATTTAACTTTATCAAACTGGTTATCAGAAGGTCATTTATGGGTAGAATTTTCAGAAAGTGGAAATAATGCTAATGAAAACGGAGATAATCATTGGGGATATGGTTTTCAATTTAAAATTGATTTAGAAGAAGAGCTTTTTATTGACTATAGTTACGAGAATTACGGTTAACGGTTCGCTAGTATAATTTCGGCTGGGACAAGTAAGCCAAATCTTTCGGTTGGGAAACCATAAATCTGACACAAAATCAATTATTAATCAAGCCTGATGCCAAGCTGAAATATACTAGCTGTTATCACTTCGGCTTTTTAAACGCAAAATTATGATTTCTGATAAAACATTTCAATTAGCAAAAAATATAGGTTTTGATTTAAAAACTTGTAATTGTGGAGGATTTACTGAATGTATATGTTATGAAGTAAAACCAACACAATCTGTTTTACAAAAATGGTTGCGAGAACAAAAAAATACAGATGTATTAATATCACATCAATTTAGTAGTCAAAATAATCATCCAGTAATATATGATGTGTGTGTTACCACTTCCATCAATAATGTTGATGATGAAAAATATTGTAATTACGGTTATGGAGAATTGTTTTCAAAATATGAAGATGCTTTAGAATATGGACTAATAAATGCCATTAAAATTCTTTCAACACAAAGTTGCTCACAAGCTGAGTGATAACGTTTTGTAGCCTTGTGCTGGTGGCTCGATTCAAGATAAGTGCCAACAAAAATAAAACAATAATTAATACTATCCGAGTCTTTTCGGATACAAAACCAACTGCCACTAGCTCAAGACTACTGTTATGCGGGGTTGTGGATGATTAAAACTAAATTTTATTATGAAAACGATTAAAAAAGTAACAATTGAACCTGTATTTGTCGATGTCATTCCAGAAGTAATTGAGGAAAATAAATTATACATATCCGAAAAATATAAAACAGCAACTCATAATTGCTTATGCGGTTGTGGATTAAAAACAATAACGCCCTTGGGCGGTGGAAGAAACTGGGAAATTGTGAAGAGTTCTGATGGTAAAAAAATATCTTTAATTGGTTCTGTAGGCAATTATAATTTTCCTTGTAAATCACATTATATAATTACTAGCAATATTGCTAATTTTTGTTAAGAAACGAAAATGTAGCAATCCTGCATAACGTCCTGCAACTTGTGGTAGTTTGGGGTAAATAAATCCTAAACATTAACTTAAAAACTAAACAATGAAAACACAAGACAATAATTCAGACAAGCCTGATACCCAATCTTGCCAAATGGCTGTTAGTAGCCGTTTTGTGGTGAAAGCAGAATTTCAACCTCCAAAATTATCTATTAGAAAAGTTTGGGCAGGAATATACGGAGGTCATTATAATTGTATCGTCTTTTTTAAATCAAAACCTAAATTAAGTAAAGAATCCTATGGTTATGAATGGTTTGATGAAAAATATATTGATATGGTTGATAATAAAGATTTGACTTGTGGAGCAATGTGGTATGGAGACTTTGAACAACTTTATCCAAAAGCATTTTTACAACTCAAACCAATCTTTGAAAGAAGAAGAATTGAAATTGTAGAAGTTTTCCAAATAGAACTTGAAGCGGTTTGGGATAAATACAATGAACTTGAAAAATTTGAATTTAGAGCAGATGGCTATTAAAATGGCTACTAACGGTTGGTGCTATGTGAGGATTTTCGGATGAATATAAAACCATCTTTCCGCTTTGCCAAATCACCGCAAATACACACAAATAAAACGATTAATAAACAATACCGAAAATCTCTTATAGCAACTGTTATCAGGAGTACGGAAATTTAAAACTAAATATGTTATGGCAACATTTGAAGAACAAAAAGAAGGAAATATTGCTCTTATTATGAAAAAAGGAGATAGAATAATACAATTAGGTATTTCAAAAGAACAAAACGAGTTGTTACAAAATATACTTGCGATGTTCTCAAAACAAACACCATTAGTTCAAATGCCGGAAGAATATGATATGGTATTAAAATCATCTTTAAAACCACAATCGTAGTATTCCTGATAACGGATAGTGCTATGTGCAGTATTGCCTTAGAAAAAAGTTGTCGTGTAGCACTAAACGTTATAGGCAATATTGCTCATAGCACGTGTTATCACTCGTTTTTTTATTCATTTACAAATTTTAACATTTATTTTTGTAATTTAATTAGGTTTATACAAATATTAATCACTATATTTGTATAACAAAATCAAACAAATAGAAATTATGAAAACTACTTACTACACAGACAGAAACGGAGCAGAAGCAATTGTAAATGGATTGACTGAGATTTTCGGAACTAAAGAAGAAAATGCTAAAATTGAAAAAACCTATTCTTTAGGATTTGTGAGATATTCTAAATTAAGCAAAAGCAAAAAATTAGAAGCGTTCAAATGTTTATTTATAGAAGGATTTGGATCAGGAATTGAAAATCAAAATGAATTGAAATCAAGACTTGAAAAAATGACAGAAGAAGAATTTAAAAACTTCAAAAAATAATGTCAAAATTTAAACAGCCTGAAATACCAAGTATTTATGAAGAATTAGGGGAGTATAGATTAAGAAATATACTTCCTTATACTGAAAACGCAGTTGATTATTGGGAATCAGATAAAAGAACAGAGTCTAAAGATTTTATAGATAACAACATAGAGTTTTTTAAAATATATCGTGACAGAGTAAAAAAAGAACTTAGCAAAATAAAAGTTTAAATTTAAAGAAAGGAAAAGCAACAAATTAGTTGAAGTTCAGAATTGTAAACCTTTTATTGAAAAACATATAAAAGTAAATATAGGCGAAAACCTTTCTTTTATTAAAATAAAAAAAAATGAATAAAAAACTATTTCACATTGAATTTAAAAATGCACTCGAAAACGAAAAGCATTTTTATTACGGGGATTTAACAATATTATGCAATACTCACGAAATCGGAATCTCAAAATATACGCTTGATAGATGGAATTTTGAAACGCCTTTTGAGAATGAAATTTGCATCATTCGGAAATCTGAACTCGTTATCAGCAAACGTTCTATAAAATGAGTGATAACGGTTCAGTGATATGTGCGGATTTTCGGAGTAGTAAGCCGTAATCCTTCCGCTGTCACAGAACAAACCAAGTACAAAACAATAAATCAATAATCACGATGCCGAAAATCGCTCATATCACTTGTTATGGGCTGTGCTTTTTCGGTAACTAAAATTATCAAAAATGAAAATACAAGACATCAAAGTAAAGAAAGTTTCAAAAGAAAAATTAGAACAATTTTTAGCTATTGAATTACCTGAAAATCAAAAATTAAGTGTTGATTCATTTGCAGTTTTTGAAGATAAATTTGGGATTGATATCGACTGCTGTTTTTGGGAACTTCAAAGCGGACATTTCAATAATAAAATTCAAACTGTAATTGATATTGAATGTAGAATAAAAAAATACAAAGAAGACGGTACTTATTCTTTAAGAATGGATAAAGCCGATTTTGTAAAAACAATTTCATTAGAAGATTTTATTTCTATTTCCGAAGAAGTGAATTTGGTTGATTTTATCAGATTTGATTATAATCCAAGGATTTCTAGCAATCAAAATTTATTGATGAAATATATAAAACAAAGCTATGCCGTTCCAACTGCATAGCCCATAACGTATGGTGCTTGACGAAGTGGCGTGCAAGTACGCCAAATCATCTAATTAAAAACAGACATCACAGACAAAAACTAATCTTTAAATTAAAAACAAATAAAGCCATTTCTTCAAGCACTTGTTACCTGCTGGTGTGGCTTGTTTAAAACAAAATATCTTATGAAATATATGGGTTCAAAAAATCGAATAGCAAAAGAAATACTGCCGATAATGTTAAAAGAAAGAGAGCAAAGAACTTGGGTCGAACCATTTGTAGGAGGCGCAAATTTAATTGATAAAGTACAAGGTAAAAGAATTGGAGCAGATATTAATAATTATCTAATTGATGCCTTAATTGCGATAAGAGATTGTATTTGTGACTTACCAAAAAATAATCGTGAGTTTACTGAAGAGGATTATAAATCATTACGAAAAAGTGATGATTATAAATACAAAGGTTATGCAGGATTTGCATTTTCTTATAGCGGTAAATGGCTTGGAGGCTGGTGTCGCGACGGATTAAATAAACGTGATTATGTAAATGAAGCCTACAAAAACGCATTGAACCAAAGCGAAAGTTTAAAAGGAATTAGATTTGTAAATGAAAGTTACGATAAATTACAAATTCCTGATAATAGCCTGATTTATTGCGACCCACCATACGAAGGAACAACATCTTATAAAGACGGGTTTAATCACGCTGATTTCTGGCAATGGTGCAGAGATAAATCAAACGAAGGTCACATTGTGTTTGTTAGTGAATATAATGCGCCAAATGACTTTAAATGTATCTGGAGTAAAGAAATTGTAAGCTCATTAACACAAGATACAGGAAGTAAAAAAGCAATTGAAAAATTATTTACTTACACAGGTGCAAAAAGTTCTTAAAAGCACGAATATAGCACTTGCAGGTAACGTTGGATAATTGTAGCAGTAGCGTGCTGACACAAAATTATCATTCGGTTAAAAACTGATAAAAACAAGAAAACGCAAAACATTAAATGCAAAAACCATACAGCTATTGCTACAATTATGTGTTACTAGCTGTGTTTTTAACACCAAACAATATGGAAAATTTATTATCAAAAGAAGAGCTTAAAAAACAATTGAAGCTAATTTCCGAAAAAGAAAATCAAGAATTAATCGAAAAGCATTATCCTGAATTTAAAAAATTAGAAGGGAAATGTTTTAAAAACAGAAATAACTACAGTTGTCCTGAGAAACCATCTGATTATTGGTGGTTATACACGAAAATAACTGAAATAAAGCCTGAGGATTTATATGATACAGGCGGGAATGGTGTTGCGTGTCATTATAAAGGATATTCGTTTCAAACTGATAAAGATGGAAACGTTTCTACACAAAAAATAGATTACGGATATGTTCATTCTTTGCAAAAAGAAATATCTGAAAAGGAGTTCGACAAGGCTTTTGAAAATATGATTTCAGCACTAAACGAACTTAGTAAGCAACATAGCTAGTAACGGACGGCGTGTATAAGAGGTTGCGCCGATTAAACCTGATACCTCCAAAAATTACCAATCATTAAATTAAAAACAGATGCCTGAAAACACAGACCCAAACAAGCAATCTATTATACACGATGTTATAAGCAGTTGTTCTGGACAGTATTATAATTTTAAAAAAGGAGTTGAAATTTGCTCGAAAAAAGAAACCTGTAAATTTTACAACAAAGATTATTACAATCATTTATTAAAAGATGAAAATAAAATTCGATTTGATAAAATACATCATTTTAGATTATGTTCACTTCATTTAACCGAGTAGTTGTTACAATTGCTTATAACGTTGATTCTTTGCGAGGTTTTTCGGAGTTGCACAAAACCAAGCTTCGGATTAAGACCCAAGCAAAACAGACACAAAACAATAAAAAAATTTATAAACCAAGCCGAAAATCATCGCAAAGAAATTGTTATCGTTTCGGCTTTTTTTAACCACAAACAAAATGAAAAACTACAGATTAAAACCCGAAGCAGTTGAGTTTTTTAAAGAAAACCACGCAACATCAATATATCCTTATGACACTTGGGAAGGATTAGGAGTTGATGTAAAAGCATTAGAAGAGATAGAAGAGGCTTTTTTAACTTATGGTCATAAAGATAAAAACAATATAGGTTCTTCTCTTTCAGGATGGGATGATGAAAAAGGTTCACATTTTCATTTTACAGTACACTTTCCAAATACAAAAATGAGAGAACACGATAAGTTTAGTAAAGGGCGAATATTAAGAGGATTAATGAACAAAATTAAAAGAAATATAGATTCTTTTTATACCGATTTTGTTAACGACTCCAACCAAGCTGAACGATAACGGCAGATGCTACTGGCAGTTTGCCACCACATAACGTGAATAATAGTAGGGAGTTCTGCAAATTGCCAGTAGCATAGGTTATGGGCAGGCAATTTGCACCACGTTCTTTGAAATTTTGGAAATTAGATAAAATTATTTTTACTCTAAAAACCTTGTAAAATAAAGGGAAATAAAAATAAGTAAAAAATAGTTTACTTATTATTTGGTAGTAAGTAAAATATAGTTTACTTTTACGGTATAGAAATCTAAACATAATAGAAATTATGAGAACTGAAAAATTTTACAGAGGCGCGCAAAAAGGATTAGAATATATGAACTGTGGTAGTTTTTATTCTCCTTGCGATGAAACTGCGGAATCTTATGTTAATACTGGTGATGAATTATACACTTTTGATTTAAGTGTTAGTCTTTTTGATTTAACGCCTTATATGACTATTTGTGATTTTGATTTAGGATTATCTGAAATTTTCGAATTACTAGAAGACGAAGGTATTTCTAAAGAATCAGTTTTTTATCAAAATGACGGTGTTAGAATTGATTGCGGACATACTTGGTTGGTTATTTTATTTGGACAAGTTGACGTTAAAACAAGTCAGATAAAAAAACTTTGTTTTGAGGAAATGATTTTAGAAGATGAGATTAACGAAATAGTAAAATAAAAATGGAAAATTTAAACTTTTTTGGAAAAGTAATAAAAAAAGCAAGAGAAAATTATATGTTATCTCTAAGAGAATTAGCGGATTTATTAGAGGAAGATCACTCTAATTTATCAAAAATAGAAAACGGAGAGTTAAATATAAAATCAGATAGATTAATTAAAATTCTCCTTTATTTAGATATTAGATTGGATTTTAGACCAATATCTAAAAATGTTATAGATAATTTTGATTTTATTAATCAAAATTTAGGATTAAAATCAATCAAAGATATTTCATTAGAAATCAAGACAGATAGACTAAAGTTAAAAAGAGAATTAGTTCGTTTAGCAAGAGTAAAAAAAATAGACGAAAAAAAATTAGAAGGTCGTCAATCTTCAAAAAAATATGGTAAAGAAGAAAAATTAATTGAAGATTTAGAAATAGGAAAGGTTTTGAATTTAAATCTTAAAGCTAAAAATGAAATAGTTTATTTGAGAAGCGTTTTAGTTGTTTTAAAGAAAACCAAAAATAAAGAATTTTTAACAAAAACAGAAAATGACTTCGATTTAATAATAGTAAGAATTAAATAAGATGGATAAAATTCCAACACATTTAGATTTTAAAGAACTCAAAAAAGAGTTTAATTTAAACAATGCTGATATTGCTAAAATCGTAGGTTTAACAGTCGATTCTGTTAAATCAATGACACAACCAAATAAAGAGTTGCCAAGCTGGGCAAAATCAATGATTTTTGTTTGGAAGAAACAAAAAGAATAAAACATCTAATTTCCAAAATTTCAAAGCCAATCTTTATCCGTAATGATTGGCTTTTTGCTTGCCTATAACGTTTTGCCACTTGGTGTGGTTGGGGCTAAAAAATCGAAATCATTAACTATAAAAACCATCATTATGACACAAAATAATAATTCAGAAAACACAAATTCCCAATCGCTCCAAATGGCTGTTAGCCGTAGTGCTGTTCTTTCGGATTGTGAAAAATACCGTTATTCTCTTGAAAGAAAATGGGATGAAACAAAACCAAGAGTTATGTTCTTAATGCTAAACCCATCAACTGCTGATGCAAATATAGATGATGCTACAATTAGACGATGTATTGGATTTGCAAAGAATTGGGGTTTTGGTTCTTTATGTGTTGGAAACTTATTCGCCTATCGTTCTACAAATCCAAAAGAATTATTGAATACTAAAGAACCAATGGGTTTGTTAAATAAATGGCATATTGATTTTATGGCGAAAGAATCTGAGATGATAGTTTGTGCTTGGGGAAATGCTCCTATTGTAAATAAATTGGGTAAAAAATTTGGAGAAAACTACAAGCCGTTAAAAGGAATTGAAAACCTACATTATATTGATTTGTCGAACGATGGAACGCCAAAACATCCATTGTATCTGAAATCAGAATTAATGCCTAAAAAGTATGAAATTGTAGCTTGCAGAGTTTCTGTTTTTCTTATACCTGTATCAACAAGCACAAAATTATTTCACGAATGGATCAAACCAAATGCAAGTGAGATTGAATTTGTAAAAGGTAGAATAAAGTTTGGTAAAATAGATGCTAATGGTAATTTTTATTTACCATTAAATTCTAAAGGAAAAACTCAAAGCGGAACAAAAGACAGTATGATTGTAATTTTTAAACCATGAAAAAGGAGATAAATTATACTATTTAGGAATAGGATGGGGTATAGAAACTTATGTTTTTAATGTTTCAGAAGAAAATGGGAAAAAAATAGTACACGCTAATAATGGTGTAAAAAGAGATTATGAAAAAGTAATTACTAACACTTGTGATTTATATACTTCAAAAGAAGAAATAAATAAAAAGTTAGCGCAAAGTTGGAGAGCAGATTTAATTAAATAACTAACCTATGCTAAACGAATTAGAAAATAAAATAAGAAAAGCAATTCCTGAACTTACAAGTTATAAAGTAGGCGAAAGAATAAGTTTTTATAACACAAGTGATATTGTAACTTATGTTAATAATACTTTTAACTATTTAGACACAATAAGTTATAGAGAAATACATTTTGATGATATTGATTTAAAACCAATACAACTTAACCACGTGTTGGAGTATGTAATGGAAGTAAAAGTGTATTTTAAAAATAGTAAAAGTAAATCAGTAACTTACATTATTGATAATTGGAACTTAAAAAGCAACCTACTATCCGAACAAAGCAAGGAGTTATGGAGATTTATATTAGAACTTAAAAAAGATTAGTAATGAAAGATAAAATCTTACAACAAATAAGCGATAAATTCGCTAAGACAAATGGAGGAATCACAATTGTTGAACTTTCAGAATTAAACAAAACAACATTTTTAGAAACCAAAAAAGTTTTATCTGAATTATACAAAGAAGGTAAAATAAAAATTAGAGAATCTATTAACCATAAATTAATTTACTTAAAATGAAACAGATATTTTTTGTTAAAAATAAAGAAGGCAGATATTTAAACTACAAGGATGGTAAAAATCCATTTTTTGTTGACTCAATTATTAGCGCAACGCCAAGTGATAAACGTCAAGAAGTTCCAGAAGGATTAGAAGTAGAAGCTATTGATTTAGAAGACTTCAAATTAATCTATTCTACAACAGTCAGCGAATTAATTATAATTGGCGAATTGTTCCATAGAAAAGCAAAGCATTACCACGACACTATTCCGGCACGATGCTCAATAGTATTTGATTCTCGATTACACCCTTCAATAAAGCAAATTTTATTAGTCTTAACACATAAAAAATGTATCAACACAATGTTTTTAAAGTTAA